AGGCATTTGGTCCTGCGGCTGGTCAAGATACCTACCAAAGTTACGTGGCTGGTTCATACCGTACACCTATGACACAGAGTTTCGGCGGTGCTGGTTTCCGTAACGGTGATTTGACATCGTATTATACTCCTGACGTGGGCTCTCCCGAGGCTGATTATGGTCGCTCTGGATATGAAAACAGACCCAATGAACGTACTGCAACCAGTGAACGTACGATGGCATTGAACACAGCTCCTGCAGATACTGGTCAAGTCAGTGTACACTATTTGGATGACGCGAGACCCACTCGTCGTACGGAAAATGAAGATGGATTTACTGATTTCGGTCCTGCTGGCCCTGCTGGTGGCGCACCCTCTGTCACTGTATGGGATCCCAACGATGTTGCACGTACCACTGTCAAGGAAACCACAATTAATTGGGATTATCGTGGTGTTGCATCTGCTGCTTCTGCTCCCAATCGTTTGAAGGTCTATGATCCCAAGGATATTGCGAGACCCACACAAAAGGCACAGCTCAGTAATCGTCAATATTATGGTGCTGGTGCAAATTCTAGTTGGGGTGTGATGAATGAAGATTTCGCGTATAATATGCGCACCAATCCAAATAAGGAACAGATCGCCAAGGGTCGTAAGCCGATCGCTGGAAATGGTGGCATTGCAATCTTTGAAGGTGATCCTGGAAAACAGACGGCCAAGCGTTTGACAACCGACGATATCAATGATCGTGTCAATTCTATCAATCGTGTGGACTCATTGCCTCCTGGCGTCGGCGATCTCGGTCAAATCAAATTCCGTGTTCCTCTCCGTTTGGATGTTGCGGCAGAACGTAATACAGCTGATATTGTGGAAGCAGTGGATGACAACCCCCTCCAACAAAGTATTCACCGAATTGCAGCTCTTGCTGCAAAACAAGATGCGATGAGTAAAGCCCGATTGGGCAAGGCATATTAATTTCTATAGAAAGATTAGATAGATGGCTGTCCCTATTGCTGAATATACTGTGAATGGCATACAATTTAAAGTGTATGATAATGAGATAGAGGTTATGAAACTAGAAGAAGGTAATGGTGTACCTTTTAATATACCTTTTAGCGATATATATGAACAACTACCCAACGGTGAACAAGATATATATGAATTAAATGCTAGATATTTTCTTCTTACAATCAGTAAATTAAATATGAATGTAGATAATTATAAAATAGTAGTGTATATGTATGCTTTTGATGATGAAGAGGAAGATGCCATAATAGCAGATGAAATTGTTCCAAGAGAATTTGTTGAAACTATATTGAATGCTATTAGAAATTATGTTCCAAATATTACTAACAATAATAATATGCATAGCAATTATTATACGCATAGTAATAACAATACGCATAGTAATAACAATAATAATCCTACTAATATTAGTAATCAACCTACGTATATGAATAACTCAAACGACCCAAGTAATCCTAATAATTCTAGCATTGGAGGGCGACGACGTAACAAACGGAAGACAAATAAGCGGAAAACAAAGAAGCGCCGTATCAGTAAAAAGAAAATGACACGCCGCCACCGCTAAAGACCCACATAAAAATATCCAACCAATACAAACCAATGACTGAACCAGTACTTGGGTCGTATTATACATTTAAATATATCGGCGGCAATGTCTATGCGCCTAGCCAAATGATCGGCGAAGGAATGTTTATTGGCCGACGAGGATCTATGAACGTATTTGCGACGGTTCTTCCAAAGCGTGAGGCTTCGCCAAGTCTCATACAAACTGTAGATTTGACGTATACACCTCTTGCATTTTATCCAATTCATGCACCGAGTGATAAAGTTATGATGACAACTGAGACATACCACATATTACTATCACTCTTCCGATCCAAACGCTGGAATGATCCACATGACAATAAACGTACTTCTCCAAACTGTACTCTTACACCGACTGAACTTCATGCATAAATCATTTCAAGGCTTAAGCCATCAAAACAACAACCATACAATGAAACTTGCGTGGTTGGTGTCAGGGCCATCTGGATCAGGAAAATCAACATGGATTCGCAAACGAGCACACGAACGTGGTGCACGACTTCTCAGACATGCCGTGCGAACGGATCGTAGTCTTCGTCAGGGTCGTCAATACTTATTTAGCCAACATCGCAGTAAAGAACCGACCTTGATTTGGTTGGAAGGTGCTGATACACTTACGACCGAAGCACAAGCCTTTTTGCGACGAATTTTGGAAACCGCTGCGCCAAATGTGGAATTTGCGTTGGAAGTGCGTGATGAAACTACGATGAATCCGCCTCTCCTGAGTCGTTGCCAAAGAATCTGTATGCCAAATACAAGTTTTCGGAAACAAACTGCGATTGCAACGTTGGACAAGCGTGGGTACGCAGACATTCGGAAACTCCGCACCACGATGGAACAGCGACAACAGATGTGGTATCCTGGAACGACAGTTCAATCTGTCAGTCAAGCAATCTTGCAAGCACGGCAGCAAGGTCTTCTCCCCGATTCCCTTTTGCGAGGATTACTCAAAACAAGCACATTTGACGAACAAGTGGATGTCTATCGCCGCCTAGGCGACGGCGCAAGTCCTTGGATTCTATTGACAGATGTTGCACTAAAACGTTGCGTATCTTAAAAGAAATTCAAAGCCATCTGTTTCGTAGTAGACAATGGAAGGAGGCTTTGAATCAAGTGGAGGTGGTGCATCAGTGTATTCTGAGGCAAAAAGTGAATATACAAAACAATTGACACAGTTTGTTGTCCCAGCGTTTCACCGATTTTTCATGGGATCTTTGCAACAGGCTGCGACGGAAGAACCGCAACTCAAACGCCAACTCTGGAAATTTCAGGAAATTTTGAGTCAAGTTCCCGAATGGAATATGGACAAGGTTCAACGAGAAATCCAGCGTCTAGTGACTGAAATCAATTGTGATTATTTGGAGGAACTTGTTACAGCTGTATTTATTGCACATACGAAGATTTTGACAGCCATCAGAATTGGAAATAAGAATAAGCGTGTTCAGATCACAATCCCTAAACTAGAACACTTTTTGCATCGGTCATTGAGTGAATGCAGTCGTTTATTATGGTCATCTGCATACCTGTTCAACACTGAACTTTCACCGGTTGAAAAACAGAAAAACCACCGTCAAATTGAACAATTGCTCCATGATGGAATTGCGCAAGCGATCCGTGGACTCCTTCCAGTGAAGAATATCTTGAAGGATTATTTGGCTGAACCTGAGGATGAGGCGGATGATGAAGCTGATGACGAAGATGAACATGAGCACGAAACAATTACACCTGTTGCTGTACCTGCACCAGAATCAACACCAGCAGCTCCAACCGAATCTACAGAGACGATTGCAGCAGAAACAGTTGTTGATCAACCTGCAGAAGTTGCATCGGAACAAGTTCATATTGAACCCCCAGTTGCGCTTGTACCTCTTGAAGAAACACACGATGTACAGATCCCAACAGAGGCTGTTGCACCAGTACCAGCAGCACCACCTACAACGCCAACACAACCACCAACACCAGTTATGCCAACAATCCCAACCTTTGTTGTAGATACAGAACCAGCAGTGCGATTCACGTCCCATAATCAGGTCATTCAACAGCGTGGAAATGAAACACAAATTGAATATGTTGAAACTGACCATACCCCCCGCGATGAAATGGATGCATTTACATTTACGGACGATGATGCTGAATCACTCTCCGACGACTATGAAAACTTGGATGAAGGGGAAGAAGAATCATTGGGCGACGAAGACTTTGAGACCCTCGGCTAAGTTAGTCTGCGTCTAAAGAAAATAAATGGTTTCAAATGATTCGTCAGAACTATGGACAACTTTGATCTAAGCAATCCAACCTTTTTGACAAGTCTTTTGGTTGGGGCAGTCGTTCTTGCAGCAATAAGTGGTGCATTTCAAATGTACACGGGTGAAGAAGCTGAAGGTGCGCATGCCATCAAACCAAAAGCGGTGGTGCGTGACGGTATTTTAGGTGCGATTTTTACAGCAATGGCGTGGACACTTGTCCCGGATTCTATGAAACAAGTGTCAGAATCCTTGTCATCCACCGTCACTGCTGCCGCTGCTACAGCAAGTTCTGCAGCAAGTAATGCCCCTGACTTTGATTTACAGGTTGGACCTCCTAGGTTTTAATTCTAGTATTTCATTCCCATAAATGATTCAAATAATATAGTAGTCTATATCATTTGAAACCCTTTAATTAAAAAACAGTCTAGACTGGAATTTGAATCCAACTTGATCCTGCTGGAAGAGTTGGCACAGTTTTCAGCACAAATGACTGAAATACAGATTTTCCAAGTTGCACATCTGGGACTGCATTCGTCACGTTTGCTGCAATTACAGAATATAACTCAAATCCAGGATATTTTTCACGACCATCTGGTGTTTCCAGAACATTGTGACCTTGCTTTGATTTCAGCCAGTTCCAGAGTATATTAAATACAGGGTGTGCAGTTTCACGAACAACTGATGAGCCTTCTTTTGTAATGATCGCTCCTTGTTTCATCTCGTCAGGATTGAGCGGATACAATGCACGCAATAAACTGCACGACAAACGACACAAGTCAAAACTACGATTGGGATGCACACGTGGGAGATCTTCATCTTCAATTGGACCAAAGTTGTACATTCCTGCCGCATCATGCCCATCATTATAATCGCTACTCACACATGTAAATCCAGAAAGTGTAAAAATAGCACGACCATAGTCAATAATTGTAAAAATATATCCGTATGTGGGCACACGCCATTGTCTGCCTTTTGTATCCTTGTAAAAAAGATACTCCTTGTCTGTCTTTTTCCACAATATATTATTCGTGTGCAAATCATTGTGTGTCAGATGGAGACCCGCTTGAACTTGCGTCAAGGCTGCACAAATCTGAAATAGCCATGCAGCCCAAATCTGTTGCTGCTCTACAGTTTTGATGGGTGCATAGTTTGACTGTTCCAAAAATTCATCCAATGTTCCAGACTGTTTTTCCAAAAACATACATACAACGGGCATTCCACGGAGTTCTGCATGAATGGAATAGTCTTCCGTAAAACTTCCATCCGAAGTATCTGATTCAGTGCTGTATGCACTTGCTGTATAACCACGATGACGATCACGGCGAATGTGAACAGAACCATCTGCGGATGGAAGACTGGCTTCCTCTAATTCGCTGCAATCCAGTGACTGATTTTCATCATCCTGTGAACACAAGGTTTCTGCCCCAAGTGAGGAAGATGAACACGAATCTAATCTGGAGTCTGATGTAACAGATGAATCATCCTCATCCTCATCTTCATCATCGCTCAAAAATTCCACATCAGGTCGCAGCACAGACTGAATTTCAGCCATAGACAATTGTTTTCCAGTTTCTTTTTCAATCACGCGCAAACCAAACTCACCTGCATCAATTGCCTTCCAAAACCAGTGCGTGTACCGAAAGTCTTCAATATCGTCTTCTAAATTGTAATGAAACACATCGGCACGACCGCGGAAACAGCCGAAAAAATCACAAAAGTGGGGTGAATTGTATGATTTGATGAGCTGACTTACCAAGGAGCTTGCAACACAATCAATGTATCCTTGATTTTCAGGACTGAGCACATCGCCACTTTGAAATTGCCAGAAAAATGGCTCAGTGGGTCGCTCATTGTTGCGCATAAAATTATACGGATCAATCAATGCAATTGTTTTTTTATAGACTTCCGACTGTTTCTGTACACCAGACTCTTCATAGGCTATTACTCCTACATTCGGATGTTCGGCAGAAGGCTGAAAAGATTGCAGACTTCGGTTGGTGTCCAAATTGACTGATTTTCCACGATACTTTGTTGGAAAAATCTCTTCAAAAATATTTATAGAATCATCCAAATTTGTACAATGGGATGTTTGAAATCCTTGCAATGACTCTGGTGATTGGCTTTCACGAATTGCAAGAGTTAGTTTTATTCCCGAGTTCTGTTTCGCAGATTGATTGGATTTTGCACCAGCGCCACGAGCACGACCTTTTGCAGGAGGCATTGAATTCTCTCCGGGTTTTGTGGTTTATAAATATACATCTTACACGCGTTTTAGATTTCTTGCGTAAAAAATGAAATTTACTATACAAGAAAGACAACAGAACGTATGTCTACACCTGCAAATAACTTGGCTGCACAAAGTGTAAAACTTCGGAAGTTTGATATGAAAATGATCCCCCAAGACGCCGTATGTGTATTTATCGGACGTCGTCGTACAGGTAAATCAACCCTTGTAAAAGATCTGTTATTTCACCATCAAAATATTCCAATGGGGACTGTTATTTCAGGTACTGAAGAATCCAACTCTTTCTATGGTAAAATTATTCCACCCATTTTCATCCACGGCGAGTACAATCAAGCCATTCTTGCCAATTTTGTAAAACGTCAAAAACTCATCACAAGTAAAATCCAACAAATGGAAAATGCACGTCAACCAGGGCAGCCACCAATCAAAAGCAAATTAGATCCACGATCCTTTATGATTTTGGACGATTGCCTATATGACGATTCTTGGATTCACGATAAAAATATTCGCTATTTGTTCTTGAATGGACGTCACCAAAAGGTATTCTTCTTAATTACTATGCAATATCCTCTTGGTATTCCACCAGTTCTTCGTACCAATGTTGACTACGTCTTTATCTTACGTGAACCATACATGTCCAATCGTAGACGTATTTTTGACAATTTTGGCTCTGCCTTTCCCAATTTTGAGTTCTTTTGCCAAATTATGGATCAATGTACTGAAAATTTTGAATGTCTTGTGATCAACAACAATACACGATCTAACAAGTTGGAAGATGCAATCTTCTGGTATAAGGCCGCCATCCAAGGTGATTTCCGTATTGGCGCTCCCGAGTTCTGGCAACACAACGCTGTACACTATCGCGATCCTGAGGAAGAAAATGTAAATTCCTACGATCCTTCTTCTGGAAATCGTTTGAGAGGCCCACCCATTGTTGTACGAAAGCAGTATTAATAAAAGGAACGTCTGTTAGAAATGTCCGGCCGAATCTACACATCATTATTTATACTGTTTGTAGCCATCCTCGCAACCTTTGTATTTGTACGTCGGCAAGAAGGATTTATTGGAGACCCCAATGCACAACGTTGTGGAGTTGATCAACCCCCGTGTCCATTTGGAACTGCGTGTTTGAATGGGTGGTGCGTAGGAACAAATCCCCCTCAATTGCCAGAGTCTACAGGTCTCCCGGTTTTACCTTCTGGCAAGCAATTCTAAAGCAAAGATAGAAAGAAATGGCTCGTCGTGTTGGTTTAGGATTAATGGGAATGTTTTTCTTCTTCTTGGCAGTTCTTGTTGCAGCCCCATTCATCAAGACATTGTTCCCTAATGTCAGTGGATTTGAAGATATGAGCTGCGACCCTGGCTTGAAGCCTTGTCCCGAAGGATACTTTTGCGAGCAACGTACCTGCGTACCAATCTTGCCTCGCTACAATATCAATGAAGTGAAGCCCAACGTGGACAACTAAATTGGTTGTTTGATTGTGTAATTATTCTTATAACATTTATAATAAATGTACTAAGAATTACTTATCAATTTATTCATTGGATTCCGAGTCCTTCTTGGCGGCGTCACGTTCCATCTTACGTTGGAGAGCAAGGTCTATACCACCATTAAACATTGCATCATGTTCACCAGTACTAGAACCACCAGTTGCAGGGCCGCCACCTGCTGCATTACTTTCACCATCAGACGGACCAACGATACTCATAATTTCTTTTTCAGAACGGAATCCAGCCTTACCACCCTTCTTGGCATCAGGATTTTGCTTGAAGAATTCTTCACGTTGTTCTTCATTTTGCTTATAAGACTTCATCAAGGCATTGAGTTCTTCATTGGCATATTCTTGTTCGGCCACTTCATGAGGTCTAGGATCCCATGCAAGCCACTTGCCAACTTCTGCGACATAGATATTGTGGATAGGATCGTTACGTTGGAGCTTCTTGGCACGAGCATTGGCCTCTTCTTGTGTGGGGTAGCTTCCACGCACCTTCAATCCACGAACACTGGTTTGAAAGTTGTTCTTGGCAAAGAATTCATCTTCAAGTTTCTTTCCGTTGTTAAACATAAAATCATCATAATCTTCCTTGATCTTGGTTTGTTTGATATCCTTAGCATTATCCTTGAGGTATTCTTGATATGCACCCAAGACAGTGTCAACAGGAATACGAGCTGCACGGCAGATTTCTGCAGCTTCTCCTTGATCGGCCTCCATGAGACGATTCACTTCGGAATCAAGCTTGGCATTAAAATCCATCACTTGCTTAGCCAAGAACTTTTCCAAATTCTTTGTCTTCCATTGTACTTCATAATGCTTCAAGAATTGTTCAAAAAAGTAATGCTCCTTCCGATCAAGCACATTTTCAGGACTGAGAAAACTCAAGAGGCAGAAACGTTGCCCCGGGAGTTCGTTGTCATCATCTAAGAATTCTTGGTTGTCCTTTGACATTCTTCCTGACCCGTATAGTATAGTCTGTTTATTGGTTCTTTACGCAGGCTTTTGTTCCCCGGTTGCGGAAAAAAATCTAAAGGTTAAGTATAGAAGGAATGGATTTTAGCGTTGGTGAAGTTGTCAATCGTGCATTGAAGTATTTGTTGGAAGGTTTGGCCGTCGCTGTAGCCGCCATCTACATCCCCAAGAAGCCATTGGGCTTGGATGAAGTGGGTGCACTCGCCCTCACTGCAGCCGCCGTATTTGCTCTCTTGGATGTGCTCGCCCCCTCTGTTGGTATCACTGCCCGTCAAGGTGCAGGATTCGGTCTCGGTGCAAACCTCGTCGGTTTCCCCATGCGCCGTTAAATCCGCTAGGATATAATGAGCTTGCTGACAAGGTCAGCTCGCCGTTAAATTGCACCCCTAATTAATTATTTTAATATGAATATATTTAGTAATATAATTAATAATTACATTACTAATTACGGTTTTTGCCGCTTATAATCAAAAGAATTAATAGATGTCTATTCCATCAGCCCCGACTATCACTGCCGCTTCCAACACTGGAAGTACTATATATATTCAATGGACATCCGTAAGTGGTGCAACAGGATATACTATTACGTTAAGTCCAACAAATCAGACAACGTCTGTAAGTGGTTCAACTACGTCTGTATCATTTCCAAATACGAATTCTGGAAATCAATTGAATGCAAGCGTAGTTGCTACAAATGAGTTAGGAGCAAGTGCAGCTAGCACAAGATCTGTAGATGATATTGGGTATGGTATTGTGTTTTGGGTAGATGCACAAGACACGAGTACAATGACATTTGGAGAAAATCGTACTGCCATGGGTGGAGTCCAATATCCAACTGTTACACAGTGGCGTGATAAATCTGGCCGTGGTGCGCATATGAATATGTTTGGAACAAATCAAGCCCCAATTTACGTGTCTAGTTTTCCACAATCTGTAATGGACGCATTCTTCGCAACACCAAAATATGCACCTGTTGCGGGTGCATTGTACACATCTATGCCAGAATTTTTAAAACCAGGTATTGTCATTCGTGGTCGCCATTCAAGTGCAACTGATTCATTGGAAGCAAATATTAATAGTAGAACAACACCTATTACATTTTTTACAGTGGTTCGCGATTGGAATGATGGATGTATGTTTGGTTCAAGAGATTATAATGACATCAATGTTCACTATTCTACTGGATATCATACCGCGCACTTATATCCGGTAAATGGTAGTGATGGTGGAAATAATTTCAATTCAAATACAACTTGGTCACGAAAAAATTCGGTGAATAATCGGTTTGTTATTAATACAATGTATCATACTGCAAATCCAAATAAATTACGGTTCAGATTGAACGGGTTAGATAATCCTAATACAAATGTAAATGTAACCGCATATGCTAATTTTGGGACGATGCGTATTGGTCGTAACAATGGTGAAACAACGGAAGGTATTTTGTGTGAAATTATGATTTTTAACCGTGTATTGACCACAACTGAAATGCAGCAAGTGGAAGGATATCTTGCAACCAAATGGGGAATTCAGATCAACTTACCATCAACCCATCCATATTATTCTACACCATATACTGGAGTTCCAGTTACATCGGCAACAGGCCTTCCTGTTGCACCTCGTAATGCACCAGCACTGAATAATTCACCAACGATTGCATTCACTTCTATTCCAGAAGATACCCTTGAGCCTGCGGGTGATACCGTTGCATCATTGCTTACATTACTTGGTACAAATTATGTACCTTATGATGCTGCTGATTCAAAGGGTATTGCAATCTATAGTGCACCTTCTACGAACGGTGTATGGCAGATCTCTACAAATGGTGGATCGTCTTGGTCAAATATGCCGTCACTTTCTGGCACACAGCATTATTTATTGGCAGGAGTTGCTGCAAATATGATTCGCTTTGTTCCAACAGCAAATTATAATGGTTCTGCATCATTATCCTTCCGTGCGTGGGATATGACAAGTGAAACATCTGCTACAACTGTAAACGTAACAAGCACTGGATCATCTACAATATATAGTTCTGGTACTGCAACCGCCGCAATTACAATCACAGGTGTGAATGATGCGCCAGTCATGTCTGGATCGTATACATTTGCCGATGTAAGTGCATCATCAGGAATTAGTACACCAGTATCTGTTGAATCAATTCTTTCATCGTTTACAATTACAGATGCAGATGATGCAAACGCACAAACTACTACAGGTCTTGCGATTACGTATTCAGACACGGCAATTGGAACATGGTATTACTCGGTGGACAATCAAACTACATGGAATGCAATGTCATCGGTGACATCCTCCACTGCAATCCATTTTTCACGAACTGGTCTTGAGTATATTAAATTTGTCCCAATCTCTACAACAACTCATGGATCAACTTCTATCCAAATTCGTGCATGGGATAAAACAAACAGTGGTGAAATTAGTAACCAAGTTGGAAATGCATCGTCTGGTGGAGGCACAACTGCATACAGTATTAATACATTTACATTAAATTGCGCAGTGACAATCCTTCCAGAAGTTCCAACCAATGTTGTATCACATTTAGTAGGTGGTAATATTCTTCTTCAATGGACACCGCCAACATCTGTAGGTAGTTCAGCTGTAACATCCTATAATGTATATCGTGTTGTGAATGGCGTATCTACACTTGAAACAACAACCACTACAACAGAAGCAACGATTACAAATAATATATCTGTTACAAACACATATTCATTCAAAGTGGCGGCAGTGAGTGCAGCAGGTGAAAGTGCCACAACAGAATCGTTTGATGTATACTATGTTATTGCACCAGGGCAACCCACCAATGTGTCTGTTCAATCGCAGAATTCACAACTGACTGTATCTTGGACACCACCTTCTACCACTGGCGGCGGCAATACACTGACATATAAGGTATATAATGCAGATACAAATGCAGTATTAGCATCAGGAATTACTGGAACAAGTACAACGATCCAAGGACTCACAAATTATGTCCCACAACGCATCTACGTTGTTGCAGAAAATGATGGAGGCCTTGTCACCTCTAATGAGAAACCGGTTGTAGGATTACCCTTTGCAGATACACCGACCTTACCATCGGATACAGCGACTGCAATTCAACAAATTTATACGAATGGCGGAGCAGTGAATGAAACAATTGCAAGCATTATTCAATCAGTTGGGTTAGGTGGATCGTCAGGAGCATCTACAACCTTAATTCAGAATATTGTAAAGAATGTTGTTACACAGGTTGCTGGTTCATCACCCGCGTCAAATATTCCATCTGTAATTCAAACTCTCAATTCAATTTCTGAAGATGTAACAAATACAGGTGCGATCAATACGATGATTACAACGGCAGTTGATACAATTGTAAAAGATGGAATTACACAGTCTACTTCTTCGGCAAATGTTGTGTCGTCTATCAAGAATACGATTATTGATACAATCACTGAAATTGCAGGATCATCTGTAATTAGTACGTTAAAATCAGATGCAATTCAGACAGCAGCAACCACGCTCCTTCAAAATACAGATGTACAAACAAATACAGCGGTTACAACTGCAATTGTTGTGAGTAATACAGATACGTCATTGAAGAATGATATGTTTACTGTTTTAGCAACTGAAAAAACATCACAGATAATATCCTTGACACCAGAATTGACAACCGCCGTACAGCAATCCGTACTATCACAAAATAAAACAACTGAATTTGATGCGGCGACTAATTTGAATGTAATTGTTCCAAATACCTCATACACAATTGATATTACTGGCGCAGACGTATCAGCACCTATATATTTACCCTTAGAAGCAGATATTGAGTATACAATTCTATATCTACAAACTAGCGTTAAGTTGAAATATGTTTCTGCGATTGGTAAATTATTTAATCTAACAACAATGAAAGAGTTGAACTCATCTCTTACATTTGGAGAAAATCTTTTCAAAATTCTTCAAACTGGAACAGCAACAATTCTATACACTCCACCTCCAAGTGCTCCACAAAATATCTCAATCAGTTCTGGAACGAATGATATTACTCTTACTTGGTCAGCGCCAAGTACACCTGTATCATCATATAAGGTATATCGTGTAACTGGTGGTGCATCTAGTTTGGAAAAAACAGTTTCAGGACTCACTACAACAATTACTACAAATCTTACAAATGGACAGACTTATTCCTTTGTTGTAAAATCAGTCAATCAAGGCGTTGAAAGTGTTGTATCGGATACAGTTACAGTTGCATATACAGGTACATCAACAACCGGATCTAGTTCTGGCTCAGGATCTAGTTCAGGATCTGGCTCAGGATCTGGTGGAAATGTACCATGCATTGTAAAAGGACAGCGTATTTTAACACCAAACGGATATATTCCCATAGAAACACTGCAAAATGGTGATTATGTGTTGACACCAGAAAATAGAAGTGTTCCTGTCACGATTTACAGTTTTACAGTAGAAAAAACAGATGAAAAGTCAGCTCCAATCCGTATTCCTGCTGGGGCATTTAGTAAATCATATCCTCCTCAGGAAATTCTACTTTCTCCTCTCCACGCAATTAAAAAATCTGCAAATGTGTGGGAAATTCCTTATGCAGCAATGAAACGTCACGCATCTATCACACAAGAACCATTGGGTGAATCAGTCACATATTATCATATTGAAACACCGAACTTTTTCAAAGATTTAATTATTGTTGAAGGTTCAGTAATTGAACCATTCGGATTTAATTATGTAAAACAACACGGATACGAAAAAGTGACTATTTACACATTTTCAAAACGGTTGAATGGATATACACGATTTAGCCCTTCCTCTATACAAAGACGTGCGCGTATTTGAGTAGTTGTATGAGAAACGATTATATATTATATGGTTTATTATTATAAGTTATATAATATAGTTGAAATATTCCAAACTATTTGTTTTAAATACTCCGGATAAATTCCCAAGACTGATCAATACATATCTGTTGCCACACCTTACTTTGTTGATATAACTTGTCACGATTTTTGAGCAACGGAAACGAGGCCAAAAATTCATCCAATTCCAAAAGTTCACAGAATTTATACAAGACATAGGAATATGACAAGAAATTGCGACGATTTTTGGGACAATGTTTCTGGAAACTTGGCTGAATTTCCTTGAACATGTGGCGCAATTTTTCCTCCGTCTCACGGTCCATCACGGGCGCAATACTTCCATTCAAACGACTAATAATATACGGAATGTGATCATATTGACGATTTAATTTCAGTTTTCGTAAGACTTCACGCATTTGCTTGTATTTCAAATTCTTGAAATCTGTAATACGCTGTTTTTTGAGTTCAGCCACAATTTGATCAAAGACATCTTGTGGAATGTCTGTGCTTCCTTTTGCTTGAAACTGTGCCAATAATTCATTGAAATGGTTGATGCGTTTATATGCATAATAAGAACTTTCGCGAGGAGGATCTTTATAGGATGGACGATCACTGTCAATCAAAATAAATTCAGTCATACCACATTCTGGGCAATACAACATGGCTTCATTTTGACTAAACATCATATCTGTACCGCATTCCATACATTCCCCTGACATGTCATCCATTTCATTTGTCTTTTTCACGTATTCAGGATTAATGGTCAACAAATACTTTTCTAATAAAATATCACGGCTGAGAGGTTTCTCCTCCTTCTTCTTTCTTCCACCCTGCTTTGTCGCAGGTGTGACAACAGGTTCTGCTTGTTCAGGAGTATCTATTGCGGCTGCACTTTCAAGTGCACTTAATACATCACCTGGTTTGCGTTTGGATCGCTGTGTGATTGCTCCAATAGCCCCTTTAGAAATTTTTTCTTGAATATCATAATAGTCAAAGAGTAAATCTCCAGTTTGCAAAAGATAGTCATAAATACGATCATCCTTTTTCTTTTCGCCCAACTCTTCTTGCAGACGAACGTATTGATTTTCTAATTGTCCTCGTAATAGATCATCGTTTGTTTGATCAATCTGTGTTTTGAGTGTATTTGCCTCTTCTTCCAATACGGCCGCCTCTTCTTTTTCTTCTACAATTTTTTTGAGTTGAAATTGATGAATGACGTCTAAGGTGGTTCGCTCTTCTGGGTTACTTCGTTTGGTTGGACGAATCTTAAAAAATCCATCCTGCGCCTTCCCGGACATTTTCTAGCCTTTGTAATGAGAGTTGTTTAAGCATAACAACGCGCGGATGGCGGATACAAAATGGGTTTCCGGCTTATTTTGAGATTTGGTCAAAAAATCTGCGGATTCCAATCCTGGAAAAATATTTTCTTTCGCAAGGGTATAGACAGAGATGACAGGTGGTGGTTTGATGCAACTTGTAGCCTACGGCGCCCAGGATGTTTACCTCACTGGTAACCCCCAAATTACTTTCTTCAAGGTTGTGTACCGTCGTCACACTAACTTTGCAATGGAATCCATTGAAAACCCTTTCAACGGAGCACCCAACTTCGGCAAGAAGGTCACCTGCACCATCCAACGTAACGGTGACTTGATCTACCGTATGTACCTCCAGGCCACTCTCCCCCAAGTGACCCTCCAGACCTCTGACGGCTCTGGTGCTCAATTCCGCTGGCTCAACTGGCCCGGTCACAACATCATTGAAAACGTTGAAATCGAAATCGGTGGTCAACGCATTGATAAGCATTATGGTGACTGGCTCCAGATCTGGAACGAACTCACCCAAGAACCCGGTAAGCAAGCTGGTTACGCCAAGATGGTTGGTAACGTCCCCCACCTCGTGAACGTCCTCGTCCAAGGTGGTGAAGCCTGCGACGCCGACTGCGGTGCTGGTATCCCCAACACCTCTGACGAAGTCCAGAAGTGTGCCCCTGAATACACCCTCTACATCCCCCTCCAATTCTGGTTCAACCGCCACCCTGGTCTCGCCCTCCCCTTGATCGCTCTCCAATACCACGAAGTGCGTATCAACCTCCAATTCAACGACCTCCGCAACCTCTGCTGGGACATTGCACCCCAAAACCTCTCCAACCCCCACGTCATCCGTGACCGTGTGGCCGCACAAGGTTTGGTCGCTGCATCCCTCTATGTTGACTACATCTACTTGGACACTGATGAACGTCGTAAGTTCGCCCAAGTGGCCCACGAATACTTGATTGACACCCTCCAATTCACTGGAGGTGAATCCATCACTTCTACCGCCAACAAGATCAAGTTGAACTTCAACCACCCTTGTAAGGAACTCATCTGGGTTGTCCAACGCGATTCCTTCGTGTCTTGCGATGACGCCATCATCAACCCCTGGAAGGGACAACAGCCCTTCAACTACTCTGATTTCTGGGACCGCGCCGTCTTGGAATCTGGTTACTCCGTAACCCGTGTTGAAGGTATGGCAGGTAAGAACCCTGTCATCACTGCCTTGATCCAACTCAACGGCCACGACAGATTCACTGTCCGTGATGGTAACTACTTCAACTGGGTGCAACCTTACCAACACCACACCAACATCCCCGCTGTTGGTATCAACGTGTACTCCTTTGCACTCCAACCTGAACAACACCAACCTTCTGGTACATGCAACTTGTCCCGCATTGATAACACCACTCTCCTCTTGACCGTGTCTAACAATGCAGTCGGTGCAACCACCTCTTCCACAGTGCGTGTGTATGCAACCAACTACAATGTTCTCCGTATCATGAGTGGTATGGGAGGTGAAAAAGGTTTAAAAGCCTGGCCACGCCTCCAAAAGTACTTCGTAAAAGGAAGTGCTAGTCTGATTACAGTATGACTATTTATTGTCATACAGGCTACACCGTCAAATTGCGGGAAAGTCCTGTTAAACACAAACTACCGCCCTGGAACTGAAAAGTTTGTCCAGTGGCACCAAGGGGAAACTCGTGGGTATGGTAAGAACGTTTGTGGTAGGGATTATCCGCAGCCAAGTCCTAAAGTGAGAAATCACCACGGATGCAGTTCAGAGACTCAATGTCGGTGGGCTAGTTGTTTTATGAACAACTGGCATAAGATAGAGTCCGCCCCCGTGGAGACACGGTCTGAAAGAGGAATCTGGTCTTGTTGTAACCCAAGCACAGAGGAGAGTTTTCAGAGATTGATGAATCAACATCAATTGGAACCAGCGTTGGCCTTCTCCAACTAAGCAGCCAAAGTATTGGTGCTTCTATTTATTTCATATCTATATTCATTCTTATATTGATGTGGAATAAATAAAATTGAATAATACATTTATTTTATTAGTATGTTACTTATAAAATGAACCGAAAAGGAATTGGTGGTCGTAAACCAATAAAAGTTATATATAAAGATGTACTCTATAATTCAAAACCATATCTTGTTGGAAAAATTCAATCAAAAAATGGTACATTTCAGTTTGTAGTTGATGGTGATAATAAAGACACGGTCCAACAATATAATTGGCATATTACATCTACTGGTTATGTTTCTACCAGTATATATGAAGATGAAAAACAGAAATCATTACTTCTCCATAGACTTATAATGAATGTCACCCATTTCCCAGGAAAGGGTGCAAAAGAGTCTGTAGATCATATTAATCGCAATCCATTGGATAATCGCAAGGAAAATCTACGAGTAGTATCACAAACTGAGCAGAATTTAAATCAGAAAAAGAAGGCGCGAAAGATTGTGAAACTTCCAGACGATTCTGGAATTTCTCCAGACGAACTTCCTCGTCATGTATGGTATGTAAAAGCAAATGGTTTACACGGTGATCGGTTTGCCATTGAATTTAAAACCGAAGGAATTGTGTGGAAATCCACATCCTCTAAAAAAGTTTCTTTGCATGAAAAACTTGACCAGGTCAAAGAAAAACTGTCAGAATTCTATGATCAATATCCACATTTAAATCCTATTACAAATGATGTTATAAATAAATCTGATGAACTAAACACTGAATTCCAAGATATTATTACATTAGCATCATCACATACACCAACCGAAAACCTAACAACATAATAAGGATGAACCCTAATGTCTCTATTCTAAAATCACGACCATCTATGGGATTATGGGCAGCACCAAGTGGGCTTGGTGCTGCCCGACCTAGTACTGTCATTCACTTTACACCAAGTAATTCCGTTCCTTTTGATGCATCTATGATTGAACCAATTATGAAAACAATTGCGACATGCCCTATTGGTCCGAATGCGTTGCGTGTATTTCAACAACATCGTGGACTGGGATTGTGCTGGAATGATGCAATGTTTATGCTACTCTTTGAATCAGATGTATTCAAACCTGTACTACATCCAATCATACGTCGCATGCTAGAATTGAATGCAGAGCAAGGAAACCTAAATTTTGGAAATGTGGGTGAATCCGAGCCTAAATTGCACGCTATAGCAACCACTCTTCGTACAGAATTTAGCCCAACACTCAGACTTGCAGTTTGGGAGTTTTTAACTCTAAACTTGCAACGCTATATACAACTTGTGCATATGTTTGTAACAGATCCATCTGTAAGAGAAACATTGCCAAATGCGAATATTAAAACTAGCCGATTATTAAATCGTCGTAAGAGTCTACAACATGAAAATTTTTCAAAAATACATTTATTTGTTAAGCCAGCCGTCATGTGTGGTAAAGATAGTTATGGAGCAGAGGATATAACAAAATTAATAAGTTATCTAAATGACTTCTTGGAGACTAATTTAGAAGGTGCATATAAATTTGTAGCAAAATCCCCAGAAGATCCCACCACTATTCTAGGATATTATTTTGAAAAATTTTATCATATTATCTCACTTTTTAAATGTGGGGGTATTTGGTTCTTGTTTGATAATGAACTTGGATGTTTACCTTTTGCAGAAGAAGATTCTGAAAAAATTAATACGATAGGAATAAAAAACTTTGGAAAAGAATTTAAAGCAGGGTATTGTACCTACACCTTTATACTAAACAATGATGAGCCGATTACAATACAGTTTGTAAATAATATAGAACCTCCATTTAGTTTGAGGCCCATTAATCCTAAATTTAAAATACTTGAAGGGGTGGAAATCATTGAAAAAAATGAAATAAATGTTGAAGGCAACCCATACAAACAGAGATACTATAAAATTTATAAAACATTTCCTGCAACAGACTATTTGGGGCATAAAACACGTTATTTAGTGAAAAAACCTGCTGGTGGCGCAGCAGTTACTCCTGCTCCTGCAGCCCCTGCCGCCCTTGGACCAATAGCAAGTGGAAATGGAACACCACGTCCAGCAGGTGGACGTCGCAAGCAGCGTAAAACACGTCGCAAACAACGCCACGCCAGAAAAAAGACACGCGCACACAAGTAGAAATGCGCCGTGGACTTGTAACCTTTTTTCTCGTAGTATTAATTCTTGTATTAGGCTATGCTCTCTATTACAATATTTCCTCACCACTCGCCATGTATCCTAGTGCGGCAAAAGCCGCACTTGCAAAAGGTGAATTTGATCACGTGGTAGATGTTCGTACAGATGCCGAATGGTCTATGGGACGATTCCCACTTGCAATTCACATTCCTGTGAAACAAATTCCTGAAGCGCTACCCCAACGAATCCCTGACAAGGCTTCCAAGATTCTCTTTTACTGTAATACAAGTACCCGAGCTCGTATGGCGGCAGAAGCTGCACAAGCCCTTGGGTATACAAACGTGCGATATTTACTTGGAACACATAAGAATATTCTTTAATAGAAATCCTGGGATGGATTCCGATAGGACCACGTCCAACACTGGAAATGATACAATCTGGAAACAGCTGACACACATTGCACGATTTCAAACTGAACTGGATGAATCACTGAAATGTATGCACATTGAATCTGCATGGAAACTTTGGAAAGAGCGTGTAGATCTTGAGCGAATGATGCGCGAACAACAGTATCGTAAGAAAAAAGCTAGTAACTAACAACTCACAGATGAAGGATCTATTGAATCATCTTCCCAAACCACCTGTAAATCTTTCACATACGACTGAAAATCAGTCGCCTTGCTTGTCGGCTGTTCGCAAGCAAATAATTCAAACAACGATTTGATTCTGCGTGTTAGCGCTGAACCAGACTGTTTTTTACTGAAATGTTTCCACGCCCACTCAAACTGTAATGCAGCACGTTCATGTGGAAATCCTGTAATATGACAGACACGAGTCCATTGTCCTCCTGCTGTGGCTCTCGCACCACCTGAAAGTTGGCCATTGTGCTGTCGCAATCGTCGGTCTACGTCAAGAGTCGCCCCCACGTAGGTTCTGAAATCTGTAGTAGATCGTAAGAGATATACCTTCCACATTCTGTAAAATTGAACAATGTGGGTTTATGTAGTGATAAGTATACATTACAACAAAAATGCTCCGTATCTGTGATCTCAATCAACAGCCTTCGCATAAGGTTTCTGACTATGCAATTACATACACGTTTCCTCTTGACATTTTCCAAGAGCACGCAATTTCGGCAATTGATCAAGAGCATAATCTTCTTGTATGTGCAAAGACCGGTTCTGGAAAAACTCTGTGCGCCGAGTATACTATTGCACACGCCCTCAGACAAGGCAAGCGAGTCTTTTACACGACTCCCATTAAATCCCTCTCCAACCAAAAGTTTCATGATCTCAAACAAATGTGGCCTGAACCTGGTGCAGTAGGAATTATGACAGGGGATATCAAGTTCTGCCCTGATGCTAAAATTATTGTTCTTACAACCGAAATTCTCCGCAATCTTCTCTACAAAAAGGGGACGGCTACGGAACACGTTGGTCTCACTGCAAGTCTCAGTCTTGACAATCTTGGCGCAGTCATCTTTGACGAATGCCATTACATCAATGACCGTGATCGTGGAAAAGTCTGGGAAGAAACAATGATCCTTCTCCCTCGTGAAGTTCAGCTCATCATGCTTTCTGCAACACTGGATAAACCTGAATTCTTTGCAGAATGGCTCGGTGAACTCAAACAAGTCCCCTGCCATCTTATTCAAACGCAATACCGTATTGTTCCTCTCACTCATTATATCCTCAATGGTGAAACGATGACACCTATAATGGATGCAAAAGAGGTCTTCTATGATGGTGCGTACAATGATTGGCTTCGTACTCGTGCGATGACTGAAAAGGAACACGAGGCCTTTCAAAAGAAGGTTGCCTCCTCTCGTCGTCAAGGTGTTGAAGGACCTATTTCAGGAAAAGTCAAGCCAGTCAGTTTTACGCATCAACTCAATAGTTGTATTACAATGCTTGAAGAAAAGAAACTTCTCCCCGCTCTTGCATTCGTGCTCAGTCGCAAAGGGTGTGAAAAGTATGCAGCAAAAACGGAGGCGACCCTCTTGGATTCTAGCGATTCCGCTGCTGCAGTCAATATCTTTGACTTTCATCTTCGCCATCACAAGCAGCAACTAGAAACTCTTCCGCAATATCATGCCATTCGTACGCTCATTCAACGTGGAATTGCCTTTCATCACAGCGGTGTTCTTCCTCTTCTCAAAGAAATCATTGAGATTCTCTTTACAAAGGGGTATATTAAACTTCTGTATTGTACGGAGACGTTTGCAGTAGGAATTAATATGCCGACGAAAACAGTCATCTTTACAGGTCTCAGCAAGTACGATGATGCGACAGGTGGAATGCGTTTCCTCCGTACGGATGAGTATATTCAAATGGCGGGTCGTGCAGGACGTCGTGGAAAAGATCCTGTTGGAACAGTCATCTATCTTCCTGAGCGTGAACCCCCTACGTGTGGAGAAATGCGCCTCATTCTAAAAGGTGGTCGCCCACAAATTCAAAGCCGCATGGACTTTCACTATGACTTTATCCTAAAGACATTCCAAAATGGTACGCTTGGTTGGATGGATATTCAGGAACGATCATATTGGTATCGCCAAAAGCAGACCCAACTTGAAGGTGAGCGTAAACATCTTGTTTCACTTGAAAATCAACTCCACGAAATTCAAACACACCTTGATGAGGAAACTGTACGTGAACTTGCCCTCAAACATGAATTAGAAGAAGCAGTCAAAAATAATGTCAATAAGAAGCGCCGTGAAGCCCAACTCAAGTTGGATCGTTGGAATGATAGTCATATCGGTCCTCGTTGGAGCATCGCGCAAACGAAATGGAAAGATGCAGAGCGTCTCAAATCAGAAATTCATTCTGCAGAAGGTGCTGTTTGGGAATTAGAACAAAATAAGGGTTCTGCCGATGTCTGGATTTCTATTCTTCACACAAAAGGATATCTTACCGAGAATAAATTGACTCGCAAAGGAATCCTTGCGACTGAATTTAATGAAAGCCACCCCATTCTTGCATCTGAAATTATTGACCGAGGACTTCACAAGTCTCTGACTGCCGAGGAACTTGTGACACTCTTTGCGTGTTTTATAGAAGATAAGGAAACGGATGAAACTCCTACGTTTGAACAACTCAATGTCAGTCAAGCAGTCAAAGATACTATGACTGCAATTGATACGATCGTCTCCGAGTTTACGGGACTTGAAGCAAAACACCAAACGTTTAGTCCTGAGGTATACTGGGCGCTTACAATGACTTGGACTGAGCCGATCAAGCGATGGCTTCAAGGTGAGTCTGCAACACAAATCTGTACAGACTATGGACTCTTTGAAGGTAACTTTGTCCGAGCGGTTCTTCGTGTGGCCAATATGGTGGATGAATGGACCGCCGTCGCAACATTTACGGAAGATGTAGAACTTCTTGAAAAAATGAATGGGGTTCGTCAACAACTCGTGCGTGATTTCCTCGTTCCTGACAGTCTCTATCTCCATCTTTAGAGAGATTCATTAATCATCTGCAACTCCATCATAGTGAAAGATTACTTTTTGTTTCCAGAATCGCACAGCAGGATTGGCAAAGTAGGAAAGTTTTATTTTGACACCTGCGCCGACTATTTCAGAATCCAATGCGGATGTTTTCCAGGTAAGAAGTCGTTTCCATTCTGGAATCCAGAGTTTTACTTTTTTCATGGGATGTGATTCCAAGACAAATGGTTGAACATCAAGTACGAGTGCTGTAATTTTGCCAACTGCATTGGCTGTAATTTGATCTAATAGGAACAAATCCCGTTCATAACGTTTGAGATCCGTTTGACGCTCATTCATCCAACCAATATTTGGATGGACGTCTAGACTTTGTCCAATCAATGCCGCTTTGAGGACTCGTTGGTTGACCAAGTCAGCATAGCGACGGATTGGACTGGATGCGTGACAGTAGATGTTTGCTTTGAGACCATAGTGAATGGGTTCTGTATCATTTGCAGGACAGTATTGCGCCGATTTATTTGCCAAGACAGCAAGTGTATCTCCTCCAAGCATTGCATATCGCCCCAGCATCTCCAAATCAGGTTGGTCATGTTTGCGTAAGACACCACTGCCAGCCTTGCGCAACACTTTTGCAGCTTCCAAATTGTATTTCAGCATACATGCTTCAATCCATTTGTGTGGATCGTTCGTTGCATGACCAAGCACCCCTTTGGCAAATTCAGCAAGAATACGTGTTGGAATTCCAGCAGTTGCAGCACCCGTTTGGAAGCCATCATAGGTAAATTGTTGTGCGTTTATCACAATACTTTTACACCATCGCACAGAATGGATTTCAGTCATCCGATCTTTCCAGATCCGAACAATACAGCTGAGACCAGGTCGCCGCATTCCAGGAAGAAGACTACAGAATCCTTCGCTATACGTGTGAGGGAGCATGGGTTGAACAGCACCCCCATTGTCATAGGCGGTTGCGACTTGGAGTGCTGCAAATTCATCAAGGCGAGATCCAGGAAGGACAACTTCTGCAACGTCTGCAATTGTAATCCACAAATCCCACCAATATTCACCTTCTTCAATACTTAGAACATCATCTATATCACGACATCCATCTGGATCAATATTAAAGGTAAGTGAAGGACACGTTTCACGATCATTCCAGTCAACAGTCGGTTCGTCTTGAAACTCGTGAGTTTTGAGAGGCTTGAATGGATTATAATTTAGAAGCAGCATCTGGCGTTCAGCAGAGGCGTGACCACACGGTCCAAGAAGTTTGCGAAGTGTTCCACGAGGTAACCCCGTGTTTGACCAAGAATCAAAGTCAACGACCGCGAGGAAATTCGTAGTCGCATTTCGCTCTGAACATCCGACCACCATAAAAGGATATTTTTTATTGCAGGGTGTGAAAAGGTATTGGGGAACACCACGACTAGACATTCCATATTTTGTTTTGGACGTCAATTCAAGTACACCGACGATTGGCCAGTGTTTTGTTCGTTTGACAAGTTGACAGCTACGTGTTGTAGGATTCCAGGTTACAGTATCTCCTGGGAGAGCATATCCAGCATATTTTGCACCTGTAAAGGAATTCAACCAAGTTCCAGATTCAGTCAATACTGTAAAGGTACTGTAATCTGTCGTGTGCAAGATTCCAGTCAGAACTTCTTCGGCCATTTTCAGTAGGTACAAAAACAGTCTGTAAAAATCCAGCCAATTTTATTAGCCAAATTCAGCAAAGAGCTATGAGCGAACTTACAGATTTGAACTGGAAACGATTCATTCCAACGTTGAATCAGCGACCTACACAGCCACCTCTAGATCGTACACAACAACAATCTGCATATGAGCAACTAAAACAGTCCTATTTTACTGAACGTCCACCAGTTCCAGCATTTCCTCTTGCACCTGCGCAAGAACTAAAATTGTCTGAAACACAGCAATTACAGGCTCTACGAGATCAAATGAAGGAGCGTGGATTGCAGATGGAAGTAAAAGAGGTGGAGACACGGCTAGAAGAGAAAAAAACAGCAGACACTGTAAAACAGTTTTATTGCACACATACATTTCAAACTGTAAATGCCAAGTTTGGAATCCTTCCGATCCGCTATAAAATTTGCAGCAAATGTGGACTGGTCAAGTAAAAAATTGACTGCGGCAGCGGTGACTGGATTTGTAGAAACGTGTACTCTAGAAACAGAACAATGAGTATTGAAATTATCCTCGGTCCAATGTTTGCTGGAAAATCATCCGCTGTCATTCGTACTGTAAATCGGTACAAGGTGCTTGGTTGGAAAATCTGCTGTATTAGTCATGCCTCAGACAATCGGTATAGTGAAGATGCAATGCTTATGAATCACGACAAGTTTGGCGTACCTTGTGAAAAGTGGGCGTCTCTTATGTCGTATATTTCTGAACCTGCATTCCTTTCTGCGAAACTTGTGATTATTGATGAGGCGCAATTCTTCCCTGATCTTCGTGAGTTTGTAGAGTATGCGGCGGATCATCTTGGGAAGGATGTTCTTGTTGTAGGCTTGGATGGCGATGCCAATCGTAAGCCGTTTGGTCAGATTCTTGATTGTATTCCTCTTGCGGACAATGTGACGAAACTCAAGGCGTTTTGCAAAGAATGTGGAGATGGTACGGAAGCAATCTTCAGTTTCTGTAAAAAAGCAAAGCAAGAGCAGATTCTTGTTGGCGGCGCAGACATTTATGTACCTCTGTGTCGCAAACATTATTTAATGGGTCAGTCGCAGTAGAAACTTACGCACCAGTTTTGGCGCACGTTCCTTTTGCACAAAACGTACTTTGACAGTCTGAATTGTGACTACAGCGGTTTCCAAGACCAAGACGGTTCATGAATTGAACGGAAAATCCCTCCTTCATCGGGAATAGTATTTGTAATACAACTATTATTCCAATGAACACTGCTGCTAAATACAAAAGGCCATTTTTTTGACTGCGTGATGGCATCTCTCTACTTAGGGTGGAATTATACCAAGTTTTTTCAATGCATCACGTGTCATTGCATTTAATGGTACAGTTGTAGGGTCTATAAATCCTAAATCAAATGTTTCTCCAATGTGTCTGGCATATCTAGCTGCTATACGTTTTTCTATTAATTTTCTTTCAGCTGCAGTTATATCAATTAAATATACTGCATAACCATTAACTGTACCATTATATTGATATCTATTATCTGGAAATACATGTCCCACCTCTTCTATAAATTCACGCTGTGCTGTATCAAGATGATTTTCAATTATATTTCCAACTCCATCTTTTTTAGAACCCCCTTTTGGTGCACCAAAGTTAATTGTATGGTCAGGATTATTAGGATCTTTTCGTATACGAGGATGTGAGCCATATTGAGGGTTACCTGACAAATTTTTCTTACTTTCAGCTTTTTCAACAAGAGGCAGAAGTAGATCAACACCACCGCCACCTCCAGCAGCTGCAACTGCACGATTACGTCTTGCCGACTCAGCAGCTGCATTTTGTATTATTTGCTCATCATTTATAATTCTCTGATATACAGCGGCAGTTAATTGTTCACGAAATTGTAAACTTTCGTCTTGAGTTGGATTATCACCATATCGTTTTGCGCCACTCCCTTGAATTGCTTGTACACCCTCTCTCCCTAAAAGAATGTGCCCTGTTGAAGTATCACGAACAATTATAATTGCGCCTTTTATAGATTGGTCTATTGCTGGGCCTGCTGCTACTGCTCCGCCACCCGCAGCACTATGACGTTCCGCAGCAAATGGTGTTGGAAGCGGTGGTGGTGGCGCAGCCGTCTGACGTAAATGCGGCGGTACATATGCACCAGGCGCTGCAGCAGCACTAGGTGGTGCTGCAGTAAGAGGTCTTGAATTAATTCCTAAGCGACCAGCCGCCTCTCTTAGAGCAGCAGGTATTTCACCTTCTCTAGGAAAATACTTAGATCTATTATCAATAGTTTTTTTAATATTATAAAGAGCGGCGTTTACGATTTTAACTTTAACGGCATCAGAAAGATCTTTGTAACCATCCATTTTATTTATAATACTTAACCCCTCCGTTCTGGCTTCATCATCGGTTGTAGGAGCACCCCCCCTCATAGTTCTTCGTCTGCGAAAAATAGCAGCCGACCGTACGTGTCTACGTGTGCGATTTCCACGCTTTTTTGTAGACTGTTTGCGTTTAAAAATACGTCGTATAGACTTCTTTTTCGTAAAGCCCATTTCTATTCTATACTGTATATTTATCGTCCCGTTGACCCAAATCCACCAGTACCACGAGCAGTAGAATCAAGTTCTGATTCAGGGAGAATACGAACACGCGAGATATATCCCATATCGGGTGCAAGTACTTGAAAGAGGCGTGAACCTGCTGGAATTTGTGCAGCATCATTTGTATTGGTAAGGACAGCACCCATAAGGACACCACGGTAAGAACGATCAATTACGCCAAGTGAATTGGCTTGACGAACATTACTCTTCCAGATGCTAGAGCGTGGGGCAAGCCAGAAATGAGTTGTAACTTCAGGAGTATTATTTTGTTCGTAATATTTCACCATACGTGCTTTGACACCGAGGTCAAGAAGTGTTGCATTTCCTCCAGGCTGAACAATTTGACTTTGTACGCAATAGAGATCAACACCAGCATTGTCATTGGATCGGTGTACATCAGTACCTCCCATCCAATTTACATACGTATTCCAATTCCCTTCGGTAGGAAAGAGTTCAAGAGTATATTCAACAGCCATTATGTTCAAAGATCTTATCCATAGAGACATCCTCAAACACGGTCAATTTTTTAGCCAGAGGATTTGCAGTAGACTCCTGTTTCCAGTACAAACGGAGAGACTCCACAAAGTCGCATGGCCAAGCCGAGGTTTTATAAAATTCGTCTTTTGAGAATCGTTTGAGACCAGAGGGTGTCACAAGCGTGTGAAACGTTTCACTCCAGTTCTTTGGTGCAGCCATACAAAACGCCCACTCACCCATATAACTTGGTACAAACGTTTTCACAGCAAAACGGTGAAAGGATGGTAGAGTAAACTCTGTCGCCATAAAATCAGCAAGATCACAAGCAGGAGTTCGTCGGCTAGCGAGTACACGACCAACATTACAAGCAAGTCCGCCATTTGGAGCAAGGCGTTGTTTGCAAAGATTGATACAGTTTTTCATAAAACAAATATCATCTACAGACTCTGGGTCTAACAAATCAATAAAGATTGCGTCAAATTGTTCTTGAGTTTCTTGTAACCATACCATAGCGTCTTTACAATGAACTTCTACACGAGGGTCATCATATGCTCCTTGATTCCATCGTGCTGCGACTTCAGGAGTACGGAAAAAATCCACGAGACTCTTATCCCAATCCACTTGCACAACTCGTTCCACACCAGGCCATTTTATAACTTCGCGCGCCATACATCCTTCTGCACCTCCAAGAATGAGTACACGCGTTGGTGATCGGATTCCACTCATGAGGCTATGGACAAATGTCTCGTGATAGATGTATTCGTCTTGGAGAGTACTTTGATGCTGATCGTCAATAAAGAGCATTTCACCTTCTACACCATCAAGTACAGTCCAAGTTTGGACACGCGATTTATCCTCATAATTTGTACCTATACACATTCCAGAATACGTCAAGGTGTGATTAGGATCAGATGTATCATGTACTGTAATCATATCGTATAGTAATTGTATATACATACTATTTGTTTAAATTAACGTTTTAGGTATGTTGGTTTAAACCGGTGTAACCATCCTACCATAATGAATATACAACTTGCGAGCGATTTGCATTTGGAATTCTACGCAGAAGAGACATATACGAGTGAGTTTTTTGAGACACTCATCAAGCCACAAGAGAATGTACATCTGTTGATCCTAGCAGGAGATATTGGATATCCTGAAGATAGTATTACAAAATTATTTTTAGCGTGGTGTTGCGAGGTATGGCCACATGTTGTGTGGGTGATGGGAAACCACGAATATTATACACGCCGAACGCCAAAGGTATATACAATGGCTGAGAAGGAACAACGTGCAGAAGATTATATGGTCATTCATCCAAATTTATCTGTTTTAATTGATTCGGTTGACGATACGTTTGATCATTTGGGGATTCGTATTCTTGGAACAACAATGTGGACAGATGTAGGTGCATATCAAAACAATCTATTACGCAAATTAAATGATTTTAAAATGATTCGCGTTGATACAACACAGCCATTACAAGTTGCCGATTGGCAGCGTCTTCATCAAGCATCACGTACATTTTTACAAGAACAGTTGGACGAATGTGAGCAACAAGGACTCCAAGCCATTGTTATTACACATTATTTACCATCCTATAAAATGATTCTAGAACAATATCAAGGATTGGATATAAATTGTGGATTTGCAGCACACGCTGATGATTTACTAAATCATTCTGCGACAACTTTGTGGGTGTGTGGCCATAGTCACGGTCAACAGACGATTATGATTCGTAAACAAAATGGTCAAACTGTGCCCTGTGTATTGAATGCAAGAGGATATCCAAATGAAGATTCTATATCATCTTATAACAGTAAAAAGGTGATTTCGGTCAATACAAAAACTGCCTAAAGAGCGCCGAATAAAAATTGACTGAGTTTTAGCGGCTACTTAACAGCACAGAACGTTAGGAGAGTAGAAGATGGCCGCAGGGTTTCACCAAGCTTCTTCGGAATTTGAATCAATCGTAGGCATTCAATTTGGCATCTTTAGTCCAGATGAGATTGTACGGCGATCGGTTGTAGAAGTTACCACACAAGCAACCTATGATGGAAATGATCCCAAGATTGGAGGTCTCTTTGACCCCCGTATGGGTGTTCTTGACAATGGTAAGACGTGTCGCTCTTGTGGACAAACCAACCACGGATGTCCCGGACATTTTGGACACTATCGTCTTGCACGACCGGTCTATTTCATTCAATTCATTGAAAAAATCACCAAGGTTTTAAAATGTGTCTGCATTCGTTGTGGAAAGCTTTTGATTGACAAGAATGCACACCAACGAATTGCACGCCGTCGTGGCGAAGCTCGTTGGAAGGCGGTTGGCGAAGCGTGTGATAAGATCAAGCGTTGTGGGCAAGAAACGGAAGATGGGTGTGGTACACTCTGTCCAAGCCGATTTGTCACGGAAGGTATTGCACGAATTGTCGCAGAATGGGACAAGATTGAGATGGGTGAAGAAACAAAGTCTCTTACCCGCCAACCTCTTGAAGTTGAATACGTTCTTCGCCTCTTTCGTCAAATTACGGACGAAGATGTTGACTTTATGGGTCTCAGTCGGTTTTGGTGTCGTCCAGACTGGATGATTTGTACGGTTCTTCCCATTCCGCCCCCGCAAGTCCGTCCGTCTGTTGTACAAGACAACAATCAACGCTCAGAAGATGATTTGACGCACAAGCTCTTTGAAATTATTAAGGCAAACAAGAAACTTCAAGAGCAAATTAATAAGAATGCAAATCGCAATATGATTGATGAATTAACGACACTCCTTCAATACCACGTTGCAACGCTTGTTGACAATAAGATCCCTGGTGTTGCGCCTTCGGCACAGCGTGGGGGTCGTCCTCTCAAGTCTCTTCAACAGCGTATTGGTTCAAAGGAAGGTCGTGTTCGTTATAATATTCAAGGAAAACGTGTGGAACAATCTGCTCGTTCAGTTATTACGGGTGATCCAAACATCAGTATCTCTGAAGTCGGTGTTCCAATGAAGATTGCAATGAATCTCACCCGCCCTGAAAAGGTAACGAACTACAATCGTGATCGTCTTTACAAGTATGTTCAAAACGGTGTGGATACATTCCCTGGCGCAAAGAGCATTGTGCGTGCAGATGGTCGTATGATCAGTCTCAAGCACGTCAATACGAAAGAGATTGTCCTCTATAATGGTGATACGGTCAACCGTCACCTTATGGACGGTGACATTATTCTCTTTAATCGTCAGCCCACGCTTCACCGAATGTCTATGATGGGTCATCGTGTTCGTGTTCTTCCGTATAACACGTTCCGTCTCAATGTTACAGTTACACGTCCCTATAACGCCGATTTTGATGGTGATGAGATGAATGCACATATTCCCCAAAGCTACGAAGCGGCAGTAGAACTTCAAGAAATCGCATCCGTACCGATGCAAATTATTCGCCCACGTGATGGTACTCCAGTTATTGGTGTCGTCCAAGATGCTCTCGCAGGAGCATATCTTATGACACGCCCTGGAAACGCCTTCACTCGCCGCGAATTTATGAATATGATGATGAAAAATAAGCGCTTTGAGGGTCTTCCGCAACCTCGTGAAAATGGTCGCTACACGGGTCAACAGATGATTGGAACACTTCTTGCGCCGATCAATATGACGATGAACAATAGTAGTTATGATGCAGACAAGAGCGACTATAACATTGTCAAGATCCGCGAAGGTGAATTCATCCAAGGTGTAATGGACAAGGGTGTCTTTAACAAGTCAGGAAAGGGTATTGTTCACACAACCTACAATGACTATGGTCCTCAAGCTGCCGTGGATTTCATGGATGGTCTTCAAAATATGATGGAACTTGGTCTCATTAACAAAGGCTTTAGTGTTGGTGTAAGTGACTTGATTGCAGACGAAGAAACTCGTAAACGTATGGAAGAAACAAAGGTAAATCGCAAGAAGGAACTTGATGATTTGATTGTCCAAGTTCACATGGATCTCTTTACAAATAATTCAGGAAAGAGCAACCAAGAAGAGTTTGAAGCCAAAGCAGCCGCCATTCTTAATAAGGTTACGGGTGAGGCGGGTAAGATTGGTGTTGGATCTCTTTCTGGAGAAAACCGTTTGATGGCTATGATTCGTTCTGGATCAAAAGGTGATGAACAAAACGTCTCACAAATGATTGCGTGTGTTGGTCAACAAAATCAAGATGGTCGTCGTATTCCTTACGGCTTTACAGATCGTACACTTCCTCACTACAAGATGTTTGATGATGGCGCAGAAGCACGCGGGTTCGTCAATGGTAGTTTCCTCCGTGGTCTCTCTCCGCAAGAATTCTTCTTTCACGCCATGTCAGGTCGTGAAGGTTTGATTGATACGGCAGTTAAGACTGCAGATACGGGCTATACGCAACGTCAGCTCATCAAGGCGATGGAAGATCTTATGACTCAGCACGATGGAACTGTTCGTGATGCATCCAACAAGATTGTCCAGTTCCGCTATGGTGAAGATGGTGTCAATTCTACAAAGATTGAAGAATCCTCTCTTCCTCTTGATAAACTTACAAAGGAAAAGATTCTCAATGAGTTTGGAATGAAGGATGTTGATCTTTCAACGATCCTTGCACCTGGCGTGGAACGTGGTGACGACAAGGATGCATTTGAAGAATATGTTGATGCAGTCTTGTACGATCGTAAGATGCTTGTAGAAGGTGTATTCCAGAGCGGCCGCGTATCTGGAATTACTGTTCCTCTCAACCTTGATCGTGTACTTCTCAATATCAAATACAAGTTTAATCTTCAACCGACACAGCCGACCAATCTTACACCGTCGGTTGTCTTGGATGGAATAAAACGGATCATTGAGCGCACGCAACCCCACAATAAGATCTGGGGGGCAGCACTCCGTTTCCATCTTGCACCTCATAAAGTGATTGGGAAGGAGCGATTTACTAAGGAAGCATGGGAAGCATTAACGGAAGTGATTGTTGTAAAGAACTGGAAGGCGTGGGCCATTCCTGGTGAATTAGTTGGTATTGTTGCAGCGCAAAGTATTGGTGAACCTGCAACGCAAATGACGCTCAATACGTTCCACCAAGCAGGTGTAGCAGCCAAGTCAGCGATGACGCGAGGTGTTCCTCGTCTCAAGGAACTTCTCAAGGTGACCAAGAATCCCAAGGCAACCTCGCTCACAATTACACTCAAACCTGCCTTCCGTGATAATAAAGAAATTGTACGCGAAGTTGCACAAGATCTTGAACTCACTCTTCTCAAGGACATTGTACGAAAAGCTGCGATTTACTATGATCCTGACGATGATGCAACCGTTATTCAAGAAGATCGTGATTTGATCAAGTTCTTCAAGGAACTTGAATCGGGCAATGGAACTGGTGGTTGTGGTGAAGACGGACTTTCTGGAAAAGCGTCCTCAACGGTTTCCCCTTTAAGCAAATGGCTTATTCGTTTGGAGTTTGATCGTGAAAAGATGTTTACTCGTAATATTACAATGGATGACGTCTATTTCGTAATCCAAAACATCTATGGCTATATTGGAGAGAGTGATGGAAATGTCCACACAATCTACAGCGACTACAACAGTCAAAAATTAGTCATGCGCATCCGTCCGAAGAAGGATGATGGTGTTTATGGCGATGAACTTGCAGGAATCAAAAAGTTCCAAAATACACTCTTGAACAATACCGTAATCCGCGGTGTTCCTGGTATTCGCGCTGTTACATGGCGCAAGGATGACAGCCGTGTAGAGTTAGTCGGCGATGATTATCAAAAGATTGATCAATATGTTCTTGATACGGATGGAAGCAACTTTGTATCCGTGATGAATCATCCTGCAATTGATGGAAATAAACTCTACTCAACGAATGTACACGACATTTATGAACAACTCGGTATTGAGGCAACACGTACGGTCCTCTATGCAGAACTTCGTGAAGTCTTCGCAGAAGCAGGAATCAACTATCGCCATCTTGGTCTTCTTGTTGATATTATGACGCACGGTGGTCGTTTAATGTCAGTTGACCGTTTCGGTATTAATAAGATGGACAATGGTCCTCTTGCCAAGGCATGCTTTGAAGAAACTGAAAATGTTCTCCTCAAGGCCGCAATCTTTGGTGAAATGGATCCAGTCACGGGTGTTTCTGCAAACATTATGACGGGTCAGCCAATTCGTGCAGGAACTGCGTTTACGCAAGTACTTCTTGATGAGGCGGCGCTTCCACGACTCTTGGAAGGGCTTGCACCGATGGAGGAGGAAGAACATGAAGAAGAACTCATTGACCAAGAACTTCGTAATGCGGAACTCTATGGTGTAGATGATGATGCATGTGCTCAGTTAGAGACTCGTATGAACATGGTTCTTCCAAAGGCAGCAGATCTCCAAGATGAAGAAGAGATTGAACTTGTGACAATCTAGACTAGATCTAAATCCAAGAGGGGTTAAACCCTGAAGGATAAAGATAAGTATGAATACGGAGATACCCAAACCTCCTTGGATGCGTTTTCAATGGTATGCAACGCCTCCAAGACTTTTTTCTACTGCGGATGAATGTGTGCAATGTCCGATAGAGGGTGAATGGAAGGAAATAGAGCATGTAGAAATAGTGGCATGCAAAGAGAGTATACAGCCCTTTGATAAAACAGAATTGTGGGATTTAGCCAAGCGAATTACAAATCCGTATGAGTTGATTAGTACACAAAGCAATCGTTTGACCCTTCCCAAAAGTACATCGTGTATTTTTCCCTTGAGCCGTAGTTTTTTCAAAATGATTGAGATGTTGACGTGTATGACATTCTTTGATCGTCATAAACAGCCCAAGTTGAAATCACTCCATATATGTGAAGGCCCTGGTGGATTTATTGAGGCATTTCACTATATGGCATCCGATAAGAAACGGATTATACAATCATCACATGCAATGACACTCAAGAGTACGCATATTGTCATCCCTGGCTGGCGTCGTGCGACACAATTTTTACAAAAACATCCTCAAATACAATTACTGTATGGACCTACAAAAACAGGAAATATTTATGAGCCGTGTAATCAAGACGAGTGTGTGCAAGCGGTAGGTGCAGGGGGTGCACATCTTGTGACCTCGGATGGTGGATTTGATTTTAGCGATGATTTTCACGCACAAGAGAAGACAATTCTTCGTCTTCTCGTCTGCAGTTCGTTAATACTCCTGCGAGCAGTTGCTGTAGAAGGTGACTTTGTACTAAAACTATTTGATTGTAATAGCCAAGCGACCCGAGATTTAATTGCACTTTTAGCGTCATGTTTTCAACAATGGTCATTATACAAACCTGTGACAAGTCGCCCTTGCAATAGTGAATGGTATTTTATTGGAAAATCGGCCCTGCGCAATCGCCAACATGCAATTCAAATTCTAACACGAGTTCGTGATGGTTTAGCGAATGATCCGCCAACTTCTTATGAAAAACTTCTTGTCCAAAATCCGCTCAATGAATTTCTATTGAATTTGCAAGAAGAACGTTGTGTGCAGCAAATGAAAGCCCTCAAGGAGGTTCTTACATTTTGCAATGAAAAGGAATCAATAGATCATACAGCCTTGTGGGAGAAACAAAGACAGCCAAGTATTCTATGGTGTAATCATTTTCGTATACCTACGGAATTTCGGGGTGGTTTCTAGAATTATTTACTCAAATTTTGATTTTTTTCCAACAACTGGGTTGATGTATTTATCGGCGAGCTTTTCACCGACAATGACGGACGCTTGGTGTTGTGACATACCACGATCCATTTTATCAAAAAGCCCGAGCATAAACTCCAGTTGAGCCTGATTGAAATTCGGTTCTACTGCAGCGGAAAAGAGTGTCGGATATTGTGTGACAAATGATCCAAGTGCGGTCTTAATTTGATCGTCTGTTTGACCGAGGGAGCGAAGTCTACGAATTTCAGTGATTCGTTCACGGACATAGGCGGCTCTGTCCTTTGGTTTGAAGAGTGTGGGAGCATCTTTCGCCTCTTCTACGGCAGCAAGAACGCCATCTTTGGATAAGTTATTCAAGTCTACAGGGGATTTGCTAGGATCGTTTGCCATTGTTCTACCAGGCAGGTTGCAAGTTCCTTACGTAATTTCACGCAACCGAACAGAGGATTCAAGTATGTCAACGAATGCAGCTGAAAAAGTGGAAATGATTGTGAATGCACCAGTGGTAAGTACGGATTCAACATCACCTGAGGCGATTCTTGCTAGAAATGCAAAACGTTTACAAGTACAAGCAGAAGCAGATAGTAAATTTGATACAGTATTAGAAAATTTTCGTGATCAATCCCTTGATTCATCGTTGCTATTTTCAGTGGCTGTACTGAGTATATTATTTGCTGGAGCAGCCTATTTTAGACGTTAACGATCCTAGAACGGAAGCCACTGTTTAATATTCAAAATTGTACGTGAAATTAGTTCAAATGTTAAAAAGGTAACTAAAAGAGTACTTCCCATAATTGTCACACCAACGGTTGATTCGGGTGTAATTGGCATGTGAAACATTGCAAGAATAGGATCAACAAAACTTGTAGTATCACCGATAAGTTTTTGCTCAATCTTACTTAATAAACAACCACTGCATAGTATATGATGAATCCATACAAGCAAAACAAACCCGTATAATAAAACAAGAAGAATATAGGAAGGGTATGCTGTATGAATAATAACATATGTTACAATAGATAAATATACAACAGAATGATGTAAAAAACGTATCATCATTCCAAGTTTCTTGTCATCTGTTTCCCAGAAAAACAGTTTCCGAAGCGCCTTTTCAGCATTTGTTTCAAGAAATCTGTGAAAGGTGTGTATTTTTGAAGGGGAAGGTGTTGGTGGTAGAGATGGTTTCTCTATTGTTTCTTCGGACATCCTACGTGTTTGCGTGAATTTGTATCCTTGAAATAAGCGCTAAAAGTAGATGGAACCCTTAACAGTTCTTCCGTATGACGAAGATGAAGAAGATGTTGATATCTTAAATGTACCAGATAGTGATGAAGAAGAATTGTTGGAAGAAAATCAAACGACAGTTGCAAGTATAGATTCACTCCAGCAGAAAATTACAGAATTTAAACGTGCATTGTATTTTGACTTGGTGAGCAATGATAAAAAGCATGATTCTTCGGATATTGGAGCAATGATGACCTTTCATGCGTTGTTTTTACAATCTGTTGGTTATTGGATTGGTTGTTTGGACAGTCGTCCTGTACCGATGCCAACGTTTCCAAAAAAACAGCATACGGCGAGATTTTTAGAGATTACAAAGGATGTACAAACTATTCGTAGAGTAAATGTGGATGCACGTATAATGCTGTATTCAATGCTGTTTAATTTTTCCATTCAGCACCCTTATGATCTGGGGCGATCCAAAAAGAAAGCGTGAATAGACAAGTAGAGGAATGGCATCTGGTAATCGTTTTACAAGACGCAAGTACCCGGAAAGACGCTCTGGCGTCAAGGGGACACGCGAACGTTTGGGATTGACAAAACAGTGTCCACCTGGATACATCTTACGTGCGCCCTATAGACGAGGATTCAAGAGTATGACAAAAAAGTCTGGTTATAATGTACATAAGGGGAATCGCACAATTCGTGTGTATCCAAAAGCCCGCTCAACGATTGTAAAAGCAACTTGTATTAAGGATCGCGGACTTTCTGGAAAAGGACCACGATCTGGAAAGGGAATCGGATCATTGAAGAAGGGTGAGCTCTCACGCTATGGATACAGTGCACATGGATCAACAGAAGAACGTCATAAGGCTATAGAAAAAGCCATTAAAGTCTATGGCGCTCTCAGTGTATTTCACAAATTAGATGCAATTGCAAAATATACACAACGAACTGCCCCCGAAGCTCATAGAATTTTCAAAGCAGATCGTCATTGGGTGCAGAGTCATTATTCATTACGTAAAAATGCCTAATCAAGCGCTTAATTAGTTGCAAGGGCAAAACAACAACCTTTAGCAGGAGATTCATGGAATCTGGTGCTGAAGGAACAAAACTATCCAGTTCCTCTGTCGTTTGGATAATTATTATTACACTATTCTTGGGATTTGTTTGGTATTCAATGAGTGCTGCATTAGATGTTGCCGAGATTAGTCGTAATTGGCCAAAATACAGATGTTCACCGAGTGTTATGCCATTTGCTTCCTGGTATGGTTATAACACATCTGAAAACTTCAATTATTGCTTACAAAATATTTTTCAAGGGCAACTTGGTGCAGTCACTGGGCCATTTGGGTCTATTTTAGGAACGATCATTCAAAATTTGATGAAATTCTTACAGAATTTGAATAGTTTACGTGTAATGCTGGCGACAATGGTGGGGGGTGTCAGCAAAATGTTTCAGGAGTTTTTGGATCGGTTTAAGTTGCTCATGTCACAGGTACGAACAACAGGTCAGCATATGAAATTCTTAATGGGTCGTGTATTTGCGACCTTCTACGCTGTAATGTATATGGGTTTATCGGCACTGACAGCTGGATTGAATTTTGGGGATACAGCCATTTTTGGATTCTTAGATACATTTTGCTTTGCACCAGAGACTGTCATTCAAATTGAAGGAAAAGGATATATAATGATTCAAGATGTACGGTTGGGAGATGTTTGTAAAGTAAATGGGGCACGTGTGACAAGTATCTATCGCTTTGCTGCAGATGGTCAGCCAATGGTCAAATTAAAGGGCGTTCATGTGAGTACAAACCACTTTGTCATGCACAATGGCAAAATGATTCAAGCAGATGAGCATCCAGATGCAGAACCTGCAGGAGTATGGAAAGGAGGGTCTACACGCCCATTGATTTGTTTAGACACAGACAGTCATACAATCCCAATTGGAGGCTACATTTTTTCAGATTGGGATGAAACTTGCCTATCCGATCAAGATACTATGATTGTCGCTGAAGAAATGGTAAATGGAATGGAGTGGGTGGACAAGGACCAACCTCGCCCGTGGTTGTATCAACCCGCAATGGATCAAGGTACTCTGGTAAAATTAATGGATGGGACAATGATTCATGCTGGCTCTGTAAAACCAGGTATGATTTTGTCTAATGGACTTGTGACTGGAATTGGGCGTCGTGCGGTGTATACCTATGTCCAATTACCAAACAATGGACCATGTATGACACCGAGTACACTCATCTGGAATGAACATAAATGGGTGCGTGCTGGACATTTATATCCTGATCGTATTGTACATACAACTGAACCCAGAGTTATGACCGTATTGGTTGTAATGAGTTCAGCCGTGATTGAAACAGATACTTGTATGATCCGAGATATGTGCGAAGTACATTCACCAGACATGGAAAAACCCACAATGCTTGCTCTTAACCCGACGGTTGATAAATCAACTAAGGCGTAGTAGTAAGGGCTAAATAAGACTGTTGGCTAGTATCAGGATGGCGACAGAGTATGTTGCTGCTATAGTAACCACATTGGTTCTTACAACAGCATTTGCATGGATATTAGTAAGAACAGATATAGAAACAATCCGAGCCAATTGGGATACAAGGCGGTGTGAAGTACCTGTACAATTGTTGGCTGCAGCGTTGAAACCGAGCGATGATCCACGCTCTGGAATGAATTTTGCAAAAGATAATTTTTCATTTTGTGCGAGTAAGTTGGCGAGTGATGTTATAAAGGCAGGATTTGCCCCATTCCAAAGAATATTAGGTCAACAATTGGCCTCACAAGAGGTTATGGCTGGTCCTATGAATAACGTTCGTGGAATGTTACAGACTGCACGAAACACATTTGCCAGCTTCATAAATGATTTATTTGACCGATACAAGCGAACTATGATTGCGACCACACAAGGATGGCATCATATATATTTTGCAATGGGGCGTATTCAAGCAATTGTACTTGGACTCGTCTATGCAGGACTATCCTTGTCTGCTACAATTGAAAATACAATTAATTTTATTATCAAAGTCGTTTTAATTTTTATAGGTATTTTAGCGGCTCTGATTATTTTATTATGGTTTGTTTTATTACCCGTCATTCCCACAATTGTTGTTGTTATAGCAATCATTATGGCTGCTGGATTTGGTGCAGCGGCAAGTCATGCTGGTGCATTCTGCGTTGATCCAGCGGCTACAGTACGAATGGCAGATGGAACTGAGCGACCCCTATCCGAAATTCGTGTGGGTGATTGTTTAGCGACATATAAACGTGATGAACCCCCTAATACTGTAGAAGGTGTGTTAACAGTTGATGCAACAGATGAACCAATTGTATCTATTTATGGAATTAAAATGAGTGGATCGCACCGTGTTTTATATAAGAAACGATGGATTTTAGCAAGAGAGCACCCTGATGCCATTTCAATATCCGAAACAATGCAGAGATTGATTTGTCTAAATACTACACATCATACTGTACCTATTGCCACAACAAATACGATTCAAACATTATTTGTGGGTGATTGGGAAGAAGTCAGTACAGAAGAGGGTCAGAGAGCATGGATTGATCTTGTGAATATAAAACTCAACGGCCCGAATACAGTTTCTATAACAAATTATCCGAAATCAGTGCCTCTTGTTGGAAAATCTGTATCAGTAATTCATGAGACCAAGGGACTTCTCCCGATAGAATCTGTGCAGATAGGCGATTCTATTCTGGACAAGGATGGTACATTTACAATCGTAAAGGGGATCTACAAAGGACAAGCGCCTCACGAAACTACAGAGACTGACTGGATTTCAGATGGAGTCTGGAAATCAGTCAATGGTCGGTTCTGGATATTTGCTGGAGGACAAACAAAATGCAGCGATTCATCCGAAAAAACAGCAGATGGGCTGTTTTTGGTGACTGAGTCTGAGACATTTGTAATTCAACGAGATGAAAAACAGTTCCTTGTGCGTGATTTTACAGAGGTTGGGGCGAGTCAAATTGACAGTACCTACGAAATGCTAGACTTCTTTATCCACAAAAAGTCGCAAACCTAATCAGAAATGCGGACCGGTGTACTCATAACAGGATTAGTATTGTTGCTTTTGGCAAACATATTGGCGATCTACGGCTTCCAAGGAAAAATCACTCGTGAAGGCTTCACAAGTTACTTCTTGGAAAATGCAGGATTGACCGATGGAAAACCCATGGGACCTTTTGATGGTGTCCGATTGGAAACTGGAAATGGCGTGAGTTCTTGGCGCTACAACCACCCGAATGAACCCTTGTCTGGAAATTACCCTCCCTTCAAGCTCGGTATGGACAACTTGTTCATGTTCAAGGATAATCAATGCAAGCCTGAATGCTGCGGTGCAAGTTTTGCGTGTGATGGTGGTGGTTGTGTTTGTACGACGGTCGAACAACGAAAATTTTTGAACTCGAGGGGTAATAACCGCACTGTTGAAGATGGCTTCTAAATGTTTCTCTTACGAATTATTTTTTGAAGCATTTTGACAGCCTTGATTCCACGTCTCCAATCGGATTCCCAACATTCTACAATATTGTAGCCTTCGCTCTTACAATGTTCTATCTTTTTGAGTGTATTTTGGTACAACTCTCCAAAAGATATATTTTTTGTCGCATTTATTTGTTCAGGTAAATACTTTTTTGGATCACCGTGCCAATATGAACCATGAAACTCGTAGATTGTATTCGTTTCTTTACAATACCCATCTGCGTGATATAAACTATTTCTTACACGATGTTCGCCATTATTTATGGGATTTTCATTATATTGAATATCAACATTATCATGTACTTTCATATAATTTAACCAACTAATGGCAATTTTTGAATGTTTTGGTGGCTTACATTTTTGACAGCCTTGTGGATTATTTGTAGAAATATGATCTCCAGCATTTTTTTGAAATTTACCATGAACTTTACAGATAATTGTTATTTTATGTTGACGTGATTTATAATCAACAAGACTATAATCATAAGTATCCCCCCAGACTTCTTTTGCTTCTTCTATAAATTCTTCTGTCGTTTTTCTAAGTTTTGAACCAGTAAAGTCATCTGCACATTTTCTACAACCACCTGATAAATGTTTACTAGCAGTTTGAGTAAACTCACCATGAATTGGACATATAATACAAATTCTACTGCTTCTATTTTTAAAATTAGTAACCTTTGAATAATCGTATTTATTATTATGAAATTCTTTTGCTAATTGTATAAATTCATCAAACGATTTCGTTTTACTTATGCCAGTAGATACATGTCTACAATTGGGACACCCTGTTTTACTTAGACAATGGCAAATTCCAGACATTTGAACTTCACCATGTGTTGGACAAATCAGACGTAGTTTTGATTTAAAAGCCCTATAACTTTCCTCAATGTATTGAAATGCATCCCCATGCTTTTCCCGTGCTCTTCGTACAAACTCTTCAAATGGAACTGAAATACCTTCTGCACATTTTTTAATTCCGCATTCTGGGCACGCACGTTTTGTAAGAACATGTTTTGCGTGGCACTGCATGAATATCCCATGCTCTGGGCAAATAATTGGCATTTTTGTCATAGCATTTACATAGTTACACTTTGAATAATCATATTTATCCCCGTGTATTTCTCTTGCTCTTTGTATGAAAACTTCTGTATTCATAAAACTAACTGTATCTGAATATTACTGTCTTTAGGCTGTATAGACTATAAGTCAATTTTTAAAGACGTTAATATATATAGTATATCTTATATCTCCGACATAAATAGATGTCTCAACCCACCTACAAATACTGTATTCTTGGATTTGGAATTGCAGGGCAGATCCTCTTGCTGGAATTATTGCAGCGAGGAATTCCAGGAACTGAAATCTGTATTTTTGACGAGCATTTCCTCGGAGGTGCTCTTGCTACACACTATGGAACTGTACTTAGTAATACACCTTGGTGGAAGACCAGAAAAGCACTTGTAGAGTACAGTCAATGGTCGTCTGCTGAAATTCAGGAAGGAGACTGTAAATTTCAGTCTGATCAATGTACTCCCGTCGCTGCAATTGCAGCCGCCTGTTTTCGGACTGCAAAAAAAGCCCTGAATTTCAGTAAAGTGACTGTTTTTACAGCCCAGGTGTTGTCTGTACATTCAGGAGGATCTGAAAAACAGATTCAGCACATTTATGGGACTGTAAACTGTACTGGAATACTGTTTTGTACACAGGGTGCTGAAGAAAAACAGCTAGATTTGTCTTTTCCAACAATCCCCTTGTGGATTGCACTCAATCCCGCTCTGCTTGCGCAGCATGTGACGCCAGACGATACTGTAACTGTATTTGGTACAGCGCACAGCGGCACAATTGTTTTGAAACATTTACATGAGTTACAGATTCAGACATTTGCAGTCTATAATACACCCAAACCATTTCTATTTGCACGTGATGGTGAGTATGATGGAATCAAAGAAGGAAGTGCAACAATTGCAGACACTATTTTAGCAGGAGACTATACACATCTTACGTTGATCCCTTGGACAGAACCACTGCAATTATACAAGGCACTGCAAAAAACGACAAAAGTAATTTATTCAGTGGGGTTCAAGCCACGCAAAATACAGGGATTAGACAATCAATATGATCCAGAGTCTGGACGACTACTCGCACATGAAGGCGTCTATGGATTTGGGATTGCATTTCCAGGAGTGACTGTACAAGGGGACAAGAAATATACAGATGTGAGTGTATTAAGTTTTCAGGAACAGATTCGCCGCTGCCTCCCCAAAATTCTACCGTTATAAATAAGGTCTCTACGGTACAGTCCAATGCTTACTGTAAGATAGTCCTAAGTCATAGGCATGGCTTAGGACTATCTTGAACGTATTGCTTTGGACAGCAGAGTAGGCTTCTAAATTTAAGCAGCCTACGGTAGATATGAATTCCGTACGTTCTCCGGCTCCAGCAGTGTCTATTTTTAATACAAATGGAAGAAATAACGTATTTGCCCAAGCAACCAATACAGTAGTGAATGCAGCAAACTCTGTAACCAACACAATGACAAATGCAGCAAACACGATGGTAAATGCAGCAAATACGATGGCAAATTCAGTAACAAATACCGCAAATGTTATGGCCAATACAGTCACAAATTCAGTCTCCAACACTCTTGGCACAAATACAGCAAAATCAGGACCAACCATGAGTCAAATTATGATTACAATCCTTCTCATATTTATTGTAATTTTGGTGGGTGTTTTCTGGCGTCAAATTCAGGAAGGGTTTGGCGTGATTTATCAAAAACTCCGTGAACTCTTTGGTGCAAAGAAGGAAGCGCCCAAGGGTCAACAAGAAGAAACAGTAAATGAAATACCTCAAGATGGTCTTGCAGAAGAAAAGAAGTTGGTAGAGAAGATTCTCCCAGGACGCCAACAAGTCTTTAATATCAGCAAGAATGGATATACCTATTATGATGCAGAACCCTTGTGCAAGGCATTGGGAGCAGACTTGGCAACTTATGAACAAGTGAAGGAGGCCTATGCACAAGGTGCAGACTGGTGCAATTATGGATGGGTAAAGGGGCAGATGGCAGTATATCCGACACAGACGGATACATGGCAAAAGTTGCAAAATGGATCAGAAGATCAACGTGATGCATGTGGAAAGCCAGGATTGAATGGAGGATTCTTTGACAATCCAGAATTAAAATTCGGAGTCAATTGCTACGGTGCAAAGCCAGATCAAAAGGAACATGATGCAACTGCAATTGCAGCTGGGGAAGGTGCACCTTTATCACCAGGAGAGTTGGAATTTGAAAAGAAGATCTCGCAATATCGTGGAGATGCCAACCATATTGCCATACTGCCTTTTAATAAGAGTCAATGGAGCAATTAGATTTGCAAAGGTCTAAACGCAAAATCATACGATAATTTATAAATGAGTACGCTATACGCATATATAAATCAAGAACAGTTTAAAACGTGGTCAAGCAAGGCTGAACAACCGTGTGTGGAGCAGTTTTTACGTGAAGTAGGGACAAATCAAATCAAGTTCAGTAAAGAAGGTCTTAGCCAACCCTTTGTACCAATTAAACCAGGTGGGTGTGTACGATTTCGTCTAGCTCCAACAATTGATATACCAAGCATACAAATTGTGAAACCCTCTAAACAATCATTCATTGGAAGAATCAAACGATATTTTAGCTTTGAATAAACAATAGTTTAATGTGTTCGGCGATCCCCTCCAAATGCTTGTTCTTCTTGGGTTTGTTGTGGTTGAAGATATTGAATATCATTTTCTTCATTATCTTCATTAATATGCATCCATTGTATGTGTTTCTTACTACCATATAAATCAAGTAGTTTCCAAACAAACATTGGAAGATCTATTCTCTGGTCAAGTCCAGAATCTGAATCGTCCAAAAATTCAGGACACTTCCATTGATTGGCAAGTTCTTCCCAATCATCATTAGGAATTGTAAACTGAAACCAGTCAAATTCTTCCTCTCCTCCATCATGAAAGGATTTCATGAACGTACGTTGAAGGAATTCATGTTTTCGGCGATGAATTTGAACATGTGCAAACGCCCACTCGCCACAGTACCGTGTTAGGATCTCCCAAGACTCATTGAGTGCGTATCCGTATTTTGCAAGGAATGGTTTAACTCCTTCTTGAAGAAAGCGTCTGAAAAATCCAGGTGGAATACCTGCACGCCATTCTTTGTACATCGTTGCAACATGTTTACGACGGATATCCGCGACATATTTCTCAGAACAACGTACTACAATTTGATTCAACAGTTTTGCAGACATTTTTGTATACAAGAGTTAAAAGTATCTCTTTCTAGTAATGTTTCGCGACAATTCTTTAGGCGAATCGCTGTTGTTGTGGGTGTGGTTGTTGCATAAGCATATTTTGAGAGCCTTGAGGTGTATTGGGTGAAGGTGGAGGGGGAATTGCAGCTTGAGCGGGAGTTTTCTTCAAACAAGCCGTACGAGTACACTCTTGCTCTCGCTGCAAGTTGATGAATCTCATAATAGCATCGGTTTCATCAAGTCCATTTCCACGCTGTGCATAGTATTTGTGTAAATATTGTTGAATACGATTGGGTGATAATGAAGGTAAAGATTTATCTTCATTGTATTGTAACCGTGCACCAGAGACCTGTATAACAGCATTTTCCATTGAATTGGATCGTAAATTTTGAATGATCTTTGTTTCAAATTCATCACGGAGTTTTCTTGCGCCGGTGGCTTGTTTTGAATAATTTCCCGCAAGATTGTCATAATGAACATAATTTCTCACCCAGGTTGTAAAGTCGTTTTGTGGCATTTGTTGTTGATTCATGACCACTCTTCTATTACGTGCGACAAGTGTTATGAGGATGTCGTTACCGCAGAAAATGCGGCGGGGACTCGTGTAAAGACTATGAGTAATGTAAGTGAAATCATAATTGTCAATACAACAAACAGTACGCATAGAATGAGTACATAGGGAAAAATGCGATCAAGAATATGATTTAAGATAGGGTCTATTAAAAATACTTGCATCATTTTCTTATTTTCTTCAGTTTGTAGAATCTGACTGAGTTTTTGAATCCATTTGTGAAACCACGCATGTTTGGGAGGAGGAGGTGGATTGCTAGAGTTGGATGTGACAGAGCGTTGGTCATCCTGATTGGTGGATGGCTGCGGCATACTTCTGGAGGTAAGTGCGTTTACCGGTCTAAACAACTTGACGCATAAGGCAAGTAGAAAACGAATGGATACACCACCGTATTTTTCAAGTACGTTTAAACGACAAATGGGGGCAGACAATAAACTAGAATACTGGTTTTCAACAACATATACACAAAGTGATTCAAATTATAATGAAAAGCACCCGTTTTCTGTGGATGGTGAAGTGATTTATGCAGAGACCTCACAAGTCCAAGCAAAGTCGGATGAACAACTTTTTGCAAATCTTCCTGAAGAAACTAAGAATCCTGCTCTTTGGAAATCTATATTTGAACGCTGGATTACGGATTGTGGAGGAGCATTTACAAAACCTCCGACACTTACCCAGTGTCTAGCCAATTGTGAAATTTGTTGGGACAGCAATGCACCAGTTGCGAGTATGAATGCATTAGAAGAAGAATCAGATTGGATTTTGCAATGGATTCCTACAAAGATAAAAGTGCACCAGTCACGTTTTTTCATCTACTGGGCGCCGTGTTATAAGACTCTTTGTACCCGGATTCCTGAATTGACGACTGCTGCCGATAGAGATGGAGATGCTAAGGATAAAATAGCCTTGGGCGACGATGCAGACATTGTCCTTCAAAATCCTGAACAATCCTATCAATATGATCCTGAAAATACCCGACGGATTGATTTAGCCAAGAAAGATCATGTCGTTGGTCTTGAGGAACTTACGGATCTTTCGTTGCCGCTTATGAATTCACCAACTCTCCGACTAACAGCTGATTATGATACGCAAAAGGAAAAGTATCGCCGTCGTGTGCGAGATGCCCGTATCCGAGCCAAGTTGGCACACTATCGTGCTGAACGACTTGCCGATCGGTTTGAGGCACGATTTGGATATTACCCTGAGGAAGACGAAGACGAGGCACAAACGGAAGGTGAACAAACTGACGACGGATTTTAAAGCGCCCCAATCTCCTGCGTATGGAACGATCGGTTCGGTTTGAAAATTATACACTTGCTCTATTACAGAAACACCGAATGGCTGGCAGCAACAACCTCATGACAGGTTTATTGGTAGTGATTGTACTTGCAACACTGGTCTACCTTGTAGATCCTACCTTTTTCGGTCTCTTACGAATGAAACAAGGCTTTGCCGACGTCCCAGGAATGGGTGGTGAAGGATGCCCCCCTGGGCAAAAGCGGGTTGACGGTGTTTGTGTCTCTGGATTTGCAGATATGCAACATGCAGTAAGTAATGGAGATGCAACTCCCGGTCAAATGCACAATCCTGGAAAGGTTGACAAGCGTGATGTAAAGGGAGATCCTCATGCAACAGGTTCTGACTTGAAGCAGAGTGCATTCCCTGCACCTACTGAAGGATTTGCCGACTTGGCTTCTATGGAAGGTCCTGCAGACTTTGGCACTTCCTCTGCACCTGCTGGATGCTACCCTCGTGATCAACTCACTCCTTCTGAACTTCTCCCTAAGGACCAAAACTCTGTATGGGCAGAACAAAACCCAATGGGACCAGGATCTCTCAAGGGTAAGAACTTCTTAAGTGCAGGTGCTCTTATTGGTGTAAATACAGTTGGACAAAGTTTGCGCAATGCCAACTGGCAACTCCGCTCTGAACCCCCCAATCCTCAAGTCCCCGTCTCTATTTTCAACCAAAGTACGATTGCCCCTGATACCAATCGTCGCCCTCTTGAAATCAACTAAACTGTGGTTTCCAGTGAAAATTAATTATATTATAATGATATATAGTTTCTATGATGGGATTAGACCATCATATAATCTATTCTACAAAGCAGAGTACTTGCACATATGGATGCGAGTGAATTAACTTTACTACGGCAGATGAATGCAACTAGATGTCAACAAACACCTAATTGTTATCCAGTGCCCATTCCGGTACCGTGCCCTCAACCCTATTATCCACCCTGCCCCCCACAACCGTATCCACCATATCCTTACCCACCCTATCCACCTGGCCCATACCCTCCAGGGCCTTTCCCACCAGGCCCTTGTCCTGGAGTGACTGGTCCTGCAGGAGCACCTGGTGCACCTGGTGCTTCTAATGGCTGTATATTATTTTTAGACAATGCATCCTCTATATCTATTCCTGAAAACAATGGTACGCTTACTACAACTGCGATTACAACCGCGTCTTCCTTTATAAATGGTGGATTTTCAAATGTAACTCAAAAAATCGGTACATTCCGAACACCTGCTGGATTCTTTTCTAGTACATTTATTCCTGGTGGCTACTGGACATTTAACATGAATGCACAATCATCTGGCGTAGTCAGTTACTATTACACTGTATCCTACACGAATGCAGATGGTATTTCAGGATCTGTGCAACTTGCGAGTGGATCTGTTGCAACTGCCACAACGATTGGATCAACACAAACCTATTATACAAGTACATTACTTATTCCGACAACTTATTTACCTGATACGACAAAACGTTTGGTAGTGGATGTATGGGGTGTATTTGGGCCAAGTGCAAACTTGACTGTATATTTCCGCGACTTGTCGCAAACATATATTCAGACCACATTGATTTGTGGTGGAGGCGGTGGTAGTGGAACAGGATTTACAGGTCCTACTGGTCCAGCTGGATCTGGTGGTGGTGGAAGTGGATCTGGTGATACTGGTGCGACTGGTGCTCAAGGACCAACAGGTGCTCAAGGGCCGACAGGATTTGGTGCAACAGGGCCATCTGGATCACAAGGGTTAACAGGTCCTACTGGTCGTACTGGAGCGGCAGGACCTACTGGTGCTGCATCTACTGAAACTGGTCCTACTGGAAGAACAGGTCCTACTGGATTTGGTGCAACAGGACCAACTGGTGCTGCTTCAACATTTACAGGTCCAACAGGTTATACAGGTCGTACTGGAGCTCAAGGTCCTACAGGTGCAGCATCTACAGAAACTGGCCCAACAGGTGTAACAGGTCCAGCAGGCCCTCCTGGTTCTGGAGGTACACGTACCGCAATTATTCGTGTACAACGTGCTGCATCTAATTTTAATTTTAACATCACAGGCGCTGGTGCTGCAGTGATCACACTTCCAACAGAAATTGGTACATATACATCTGGTGGAGCAGATGCTTCTACATTTTCTATTACAATGAATCCAACATATTATTCATTAGGTGCAAATATTCCGTGTATATTAGGCGGTGTTGCATATTATAATGGTAGTGCATGGCTCTACTATCAACTTAAGTTTGGTAATAATGTTTCTACAGCAAATATTCGTGCACAAATTACAAGTGCTGCACCAACAGTAATTGCAGTAGATGGTATTACAACTACGGCATTTGCATCCGCTGCAAATGATCCAACAAGTAATTATGCATGTATCATATATCTAACATTTTTGAATTAGAGTACCTTAGATTCCAAGGATAAACAATAAACATCCCGAACAATAACATTAACTTGTAAATGTAGATACACGTTAATGAGTAAATAATAATTTATGGATTCGTAAAATTTTGGGATGAATATATGACTATGAGATAGAATGCCGTTGTACCCGCCATTTTGTTTGGAGGTAGGATGTAATCCTATCTCAACGTCTGGAAATTTTTATACCGTAATACTAACACAAACTACACCTCAAGGTTATGCAACAGGAACTTATACTGTAAATGATATTGCTGTTGGAATGTGGTTTAGTAATTTAGGGAATGGATATTCCTGGGTTGTTGATAGTATTATTAATTATCCTGCTTCTGGTCAAGTTCAATTAGTTCTTGTGGATGTAAACGGATTTAATGCATTAGTAGATCCATCGGGTGGAATTGATGGTGGAGGACCTGGAAGTAATACTGGATATGTATTTGAATTAAACGAACAAGGATATCCAATTTTAACAGAAACACCGAATCCACCAAGTGTCGTTTGGACAGATTCACAAGTTGCACGCTTCTTTTATGGAGGTACTGGATTAACAGGAACATTTAATCGTGGTGGTGCAACAGGTTATACAGGTTACACTGGCTACACCGGTTACACTGGAGCAACTGGTCCTACGGGTCAAAAGGGTGATACTGGTTACACTGGTGAAACTGGATCTACTGGTTACACTGGGGCAACAGGTCCGACAGGAGAAAAGGGTGATACTGGTTATACTGGAGCAACAGGTCCTACGGGTGATTTGGGAGCACCTGGTGAAAATGGTTGGACAGGGTACACAGGTTATACAGGTTCTACGGGTGATTTAGGTGCACCTGGAGAACAGGGGTGGACAGGTGATACTGGAGCAACAGGTCCTACGGGTGATTTAGGTGCACCTGGAGAACAAGGGTGGACAGGTTATACCGGTGAAACTGGTCCAACGGGTCAAAAGGGTGATACAGGGTTTACTGGACCTACAGGACAAACAGGACCTACAGGTGAGACAGGTTCAACAGGAGAAACTGGTCCTACAGGTGAAACTGGTCCAACGGGTCAAACTGGTCAAACTGGTCAAACCGGTTCTACAGGTGAGACAGGTTCAACAGGAGAAACTGGTCCTACTGGAGAAACAGGTGCAACCGGTCAAACAGGTCCAACTGGACAAACAGGTCCTACTGGAGAAACAGGTGCAACCGGTCAAACAGGTCCAACTGGAGAAACAGGTGCAACCGGTCAAACAGGTCCAACTGGACAAACTGGTCCAACGGGACAAACAGGACCTACGGGACAAACAGGACCTACGGGACAAACAGGTTCTACTGGTCAAACCGGTCCTACTGGTGTCACTGGCAGTCAAGGTCCTGCTACATTTACGTGGAACTCAATTGGAACGGATGCTGTATTAGTCAACCAAACAACAATTGCTAAAATCAACGGTACTCCAAACTGGGACACTGTCTTTTATTCTAGTGAAGGGTGGTCTCGTGGAGTATTCATGACATTCACTGTGCCACAAACTAGTGCAGTTATATTAACAGGCTTATCAGAGACTTCTTCACCAACAGCGCCATTTTATGGAGATATTAAGTATAATTTTGTATTAAATTCACTCAGCGTCCCAGGTGACTGGAGAATTGATGAAAATAACACATTCAGTGGAGTCAGCGGAACGTATACAACATCTACTGTATTTCAAATTGAATACGATGGGGCTCATATGACATACTATGTGGACGGTGTTCAAGTGCTCCAATCACCAAGATCTATTGGGTCTGCATTATATTTATTATCAATCCTATATGACAATGGTTCTTTAACAAATGTTCATTACGGACCTATGGGTAGTATTGGTGCAACTGGTCAAACCGGCCCTACAGGAGAAACTGGTGCAACTGGTGAGACAGGTGCAACAGGTGAAACAGGTCAAACCGGTCCTACTGGTCAAACCGGTTCTACTGGTCAAACTGGTGTGACAGGTGAGACTGGTCCTACTGGTGAAACTGGTGCAACTGGAGAAACCGGTCCTACAGGAGAAACAGGTCCTACTGGTGAAATAGGTCCACAGGGTTTGCCAGGTGACAAGTTTTTAACATATTTTAGTGATACAATTAATCCAAGTCCAGGAGGTTCAATAACAGTATATGTTACAACAGGACTCGCGTATATTCCAGGTAACTCTGTAATTGTGACGTTACAAAGTAATCCTAATATATCATTTGAAGGTCGTGTTGATTCGTATGATACAAATACAGGCTTAATTACAATTAATCAAATTACAAATATACAAGGGTCATATGGTTCACCAGAAACATATAATGTAAACTTAGACGGTATTGATGGGCCTACTGGTGCAGCCTACACTGGTGACACTGGTCCAGCATTTACAGGTGCAACAGGTTATACTGGATACACCGGTATGACAGGTCCAACAGGTCCTGTTGTATTTTATGTGTTTGACGGTGGTGATCCAACTTCAGTATACTCGGTAGGACCTGCATTTGATTGTGGTAATTTGACAGCAGGACAACAAATCCAATTCCAATTCCGTCGTGGTACAGAGGCACAATGGGCTGGACAAAATCCAACGTTGGCATCTGGTGAGCCGGCTATTAACACTGATGTGTATAATTTGAAAATTGGTGATGGTGTAACAGCGTGGGATGATTTACCATATATTGGATTTACAGGATACACGGGTGTAACAGGATCACAAGGTCCAACAGGTTATACAGGATATACAGGTACAACAGGATCACAAGGATTAACTGGATATACGGGTTATACTGGTGTCACTGGGCCACAAGGAGCAACTGGTGCAACAGGTCCTACAGGTACATATGGGCCAGCTTTATTCACATTAACAACTGCATCATCTGAATTAACAATTACATCTGCAAATAGTATTAAGAAAACTGGAAACAACGGAGGTGCAGCTTCAAAAGCAAACACCGTGGAAAGTTATCCATACAATAGTACATTTTTAACATTCAGAGTAAATGTTCATGGTAATACAAACGACTATTCAGTAGGATTATCAACAAATGGTACACTACTTACATATGGATTTAGTTTCCAGGGAGGTCTTGTATATTTGTATTATAATAATGTTCTTAGTATAGCAATAACAACATATACTGCGAATGATATTTTCACAGTTGTTGCACAGTCAACTGGCGTATATTGGTATAAGAATGGAAATATAATTGGAACAAATAATCTTGTATCAGGAACAAGTGCATTGAAGTTTATAGTAAATCTTTATGTACAAGATGATATCATAGATCAAATAGCGTTTGGTTATACGTTAGCAGGAGCAACAGGGTATACAGGTTACACAGGTGTTACTGGACCGACTGGGCGAACAGGACCAACAGGGTCACAAGGAGATACAGGGTTCACTGGCCCAACCGGTACAATCCCTACAAATGTAACAGTGAGTTCTATAACTGTAGGTGGTATTACAAGTGTACAACAAATACAAGAAAAGGTATGCACAATTGTTACACCAACTGCTACACAATTGTTTGATTGGAATGGTGCTGCAGTTTTCTATGTATCTGCCATGACAGCCAGTTTTACAGCAAATATTTCAAGTTTGCCAACTACTGGTGGTAGAAGTTATGTAACTACGTTAATATTGCAACAGGGGGTAACGCCGTTTTATACAAGTACTTTACAAATTAATGGAGGTGCAACAACGATTCGTTGGCCAAATGCATCTGCTCCTGCTCCAACTGCAAATCGTGTAGAAGTTGAAAGTTTCACATTGTTTTATAATGGTTCTGTCTGGACAGCGCTTGGACAATTGACTAGTTTCGGACCATAATAGCCCGACGCACAAGTTTATATGCTTTTTAATACCATATTGTTTTTTTAAAAGTGTACTATATACAGTTTTAAAAAATTAGAAAATGAATGTTATATGCTATAGTATTTTGCAGGTTTAAAACATTACGATTTTCCTGAATAGAATAGAACACTATGCCGTTCATTCAATTTCAGTTGCGGCGTGGAACGGCCGCACAATGGACTGGAACGAATCCCGTTCTTGCTGGGGGTGAAATGGGTATAGAAACGAACACCAATAAATTCAAGATCGGTGATGGTATTAAAACATGGACACAATTACCATATGGAGGTCTAGAAGGTCCTACTGGTTATACGGGTTATACTGGTGCAGCCTATACTGGTGATACTGGTGCAACTGGTGTTACGGGTGCTTCTGGTAATATCTTTACAACAAATACAACGAGTACAATAGTAATTACACCAACACTTGGCGGGTCTGTTTCAATGACAGTTGGATCAGGACTTTCTTATATTCCTGGAAATTCAGTTGTAGTTGTAGATACGAATAATGTAAATAACCGTTTTGAAGGTACTGTTACTTCATACAATAGTGGTACTGGTGCAATTATAATCGGTAATATTGCAAATATAATTGGTATTTTTACAGGTACTAATGTATACAATGTAAACTTGGATGCGATTGATGGACCAACTGGTGCGCAAGGAGATACTGGATATACTGGGTATACGGGTGAAAAGGGAGATACAGGTTATACAGGTTATACTGGTTATACTGGTTATACAGGTTACACGGGTTACACTGGTGAAACTGGTCATACTGGTGAAACGGGTACAACGGGTCATACGGGTGAAACTGGTCCTACAGGGGAAACCGGTGCTACTGGTGAAACTGGAGCAACTGGGGAAACCGGACCTACAGGTGAGACTGGGCCTACAGGTCAAACAGGGCCTACAGGTGCAACAGGTGTAACAGGGCCTACAGGGGAAACCGGTGCTACTGGTAAAACTGGAGCAACTGGGGAAACCGGACCTACAGGTGAGACTGGACCTACAGGTCAAACAGGGTCTACTGGTGCAACTGGAGCAACAGGTGAAACTGGAGCAACAGGTGATAAAGGTGATACTGGTTACACCGGTGTGACAGGTGATTTGGGTGCTCCTGGTGAAAATGGCTGGACAGGCTATACTGGTTACACGGGTGCGACAGGTGATTTGGGTGCTCCTGGTGAAAATGGTTGGACTGGCTATACTGGTTACACTGGTGCAACAGGTGATTTAGGAGCACCTGGTGAAAATGGATGGACTGGCTACACAGGATACACAGGTGCAACTGGAGATTTAGGAGCTCCTGGTGAAAATGGATGGACAGGTTATACTGGGTACACTGGCGCAACAGGTGAAACGGGCGCAACAGGTGAAACGGGTGCAACTGGAGAAACGGGCGCAACAGGTGAAACTGGTGCAACTGGAGAAACGGGTGCTACTGGTGAAACGGGTGCAACTGGTGAGACTGGGCCTACAGGTCAAACAGGGCCTACAGGTGCAACTGGCGCAACTGGAGAAACGGGTGCTACTGGTGAAACGGGTGCTACTGGTGAAACGGGTGCAACTGGTGAAACGGGTGCTACTGGTGAAACGGGTGCTACTGGTGAAACGGGTGCAACTGGAGAAACGGGTGCAACTGGAGCAACTGGAGCAACTGGAGCAACTGGTGAAACAGGTACAACAGGTGCAACTGGTCCTACTGGAGAGACAGGGTCTACTGGTGAAACGGGTGAAACCGGTGCAACTGGCTATACAGGGTACACTGGTGCAACAGGTGATTTAGGAGCACCTGGTGAAAATGGTTGGACTGGCTACACTGGGTACACTGGTGTAACTGGTGATTTGGGAGCACCTGGTGAAAATGGCTGGACAGGCTACACTGGGTACACTGGTGCAACTGGTGATTTGGGAGCACCTGGTGAAAATGGTTGGACAGGGTATACAGGGTACACTGGTGCTACAGGTGATTTAGGAGCACCTGGTGAAAATGGCTGGACAGGTTATACTGGCTACACTGGTGCAACTGGTGATTTGGGAGCACCTGGTGAAAATGGCTGGACAGGTTACACAGGGTCAACTGGTGCAACCGGTGCAGGAGCGACCGGATCTACTGGCCCTACAGGTCCTCAAGGTCTTCAAGGTGCAGGTGGAGCAACTGGTTATTTTGCACAGTTCTCTAGTGATGTGACACAACCAGTAGGAGCAACAGGAACAGCATGGACATATAATACAACTGAAATTGCAAATGGTGTCTCTGTCCAGAATAACTCACAAATCACATTTGCACATTCTGGTACATACCGTATTGGATATTCTGCACAAATGAGAACAACTGGTGGTACAAATGCAAGTGTAGTTATTTATGCAGCAATCAATGGTGTAATTGTACCACGATCTTCATCAACGATATTGCTTGTTACAAACAACGCAGAATATCTCCCATATGTATCCTATATTTTCTCCTTGAATGCAGGTGATTATGTAGAATTCTTCTTTTATTCTGCAAATACAAATGTAGAAATTATAAATATTCCTGCTGTAGATGGTATTCCTGCTGGACCATCTGTGATTATTGATGTTGAACAAGTCGCATATAATGGACCAACAGGTGATACAGGGTATACTGGTGCAACTGGGCCACTTGGAACAGGGCCAACTGGTCATACTGGTGTAAAGGGTGATACTGGGTACACTGGTGATACAGGGTACACAGGTGCAACAGGTCCTACAGGTGTAAAGGGTGATACTGGGTACACTGGTGAAACTGGTCCTACTGGACAAACAGGGCCTACAGGTATACAAGGTCTCCCAGGTATTTCAGGTGGTCTCCAATACTATTTTGATATTGGAACTGGCGGCTCACCAACAACTGAACTCTTACTTACACCCATCCTTACGGGACAGACCTCCATCACAAGTACAATCAATGGAAACGATATTCTTGTTGCATCGTTCTTGACACCAACATCTATAATCGTTGACCCAATTGTACCTGTTGGCTTCTGGAATTTAAGCATGTTTGCGTCTTCATCTGGTGCAGCGTTGAGTATTTATTATAAAATTTATATTACGGATGCGACCGATTCCACACGGACATTGCTTGGAGATTCTCTAACAAATCTTGAAACTGTTCAATCAGGTACAACACAAGAGTATTTGACAAATATTTATATACCAACTGCAGTGGTTGCCTACACAAATCCTCGTATCAAGATTGAAGTGTACAGTAGTAAACTCACTGGCAACGGAAACTTGACAATTTACACACGTAACCAGTCAACATCGTTTGTAAAGACAACGTATTCTGTAGGCGGTGGCACTGGTGCAACTGGTCCTACGGGTGTAAAGGGTGATACTGGTTATACTGGTCAAACAGGTGCAACAGGTGATTTAGGAGCACCTGGTGAAAATGGATGGACTGGTTATACTGGTCAAACAGGTGCAACAGGTGATTTAGGAGCACCTGGTGAAAATGGATGGACTGGCTATACTGGTGCAACAGGACCAACGGGTGATTTGGGTGCACCTGGTGAAAATGGATGGACTGGTTATACTGGTCAAACAGGTGCAACAGGTGATTTAGGAGCACCTGGTGAAAATGGATGGACTGGTTATACTGGTCAAACAGGTGCAACAGGTGATTTAGGAGCACCTGGTGAAAATGGATGGA